AGGCGAGTGTGTGTGTGACCTGGGGGTAGGGAGGTTCCCATGCCTTTCGCTAGCACGACTGTTCGGAATCGTCGCCGCGCTCAGGTTCGTCAGCGTGATGGTGATGCTCCATGCGCGTTGCGGATCACGGCGGATTGCCAGGCACTGGGCGGGGTTATCGACTATGACGCTCGCCCACCTCATCCGCGGTCGTTTGAGGTTGACCACATCGTTAGTTCTGTTGAGGCCGCTCGATTGGGTTGGTCTCAGGAGGATGCGGATGGGCTGGATAACTGCCAGGCAGTGTGTCGGCAGTGTAATCGTGCGAAGTCGTCTGGGGATCGTGCTGTCCCGGAAGTGAGGGAGTCGTACGTGAATCCGCGCTTTGCCTAGACCTTTGCACCAGGCTTTTGGTGCGCCACGCTGACGTCGGGCGGTTAACCGGCGGGTCCGAGAGGATATGTGATGGCTGAGTACAGCACTTTGAATGAGGCGATGGCCGCTGGTGATGAGCTGGCGGAGGCGAAGATTCGGTATCGCCTGCTTGCTGAGGCGTTTGAGGATATGCCGCAGCTCCGCTCGCAGCTGAACACGCAGATTGAGCGTGCTAAGGCCGAGATTTTGCGGTTGAAGGCGCTCAACTCCGAGTCGGAGTCGGCTCCGAAGGAGTCCGGCAAGGTTGTGGCTTTCGATGCCGACCGCTTCCGGAAGTCGGGTTAACCCTGCGCCGCTTGTCGATATTGCTCGCCAGTGCTTCGTCCCGGATGACATTTCACATACCCGCTACTACGAGCTGATTGCCCCAGAGCTCCCCGGTATGGGTGTGGCGTTTGATCGCTGGCAGGAAGACATTTGGTACGCGGCCTTGGGTTTGCGTGAGGACGGCACGCTGGCGTGCGACGTCATGGGTGTGACGTTGAGTATCGCGCGGCAGGCCGGCAAAACGTGGGGCATCATGGTCGGGCTGATCGCGATCTGTTTGTCTCGTCCGGGCACGTTGGTGGTTTGGTCTTCGCATCATGATCGGACGTCATCGGAGACGTTGACGAAGATCGCGGGGATTGTGGAGAAGCCGGCGATCAGGCCGAAGATGCGTCCTATGCATCCTGTGGTGCAGTCTGACGACAATCGGGGTGTGCATTTCGCGAACGGGTCACGGATTTTGTTCGGCGCCCGGGCTCAGGGTTTCGGTCGTGGCTTCTCGGAAGTTGATATTCAGGTGTATGACGAGTGTCAGAACTTGAAGGAGTCGGCACTGACGGACATGCTCGCCGCGATGAACGTCTCCGAGATTGGTTTGGCGTTCTTTATGGGTACGCCGCCGCGGCCGCAAGAGGTTGCGTTGGGTGTGCATGATGCGTTCAAGCGTCGTCGTGATCGTGCGCTGGAGCAGAAGAAGCGCCGCCCGTTCAAGGGTGTGTATGTGGAGTTCGCTCCGGAGTCTCCAGATGATGTTGTGGCCGATATTGATGCGCCGGGTTTCTGGGATCGGTTGGCTGAGGCTAATCCGTCGTTCGGGCATCGTGTTGGTAAGTCGGCGATTGAGCGTCTGGTGGAGAACATGTCTCCGGAGGATGTTCGTCGTGAGGTGTTCGGGATTTGGGATAAGACGAACGAGGTTTCGTCGGTTGTTCCGGGCGACCAGTGGCGGTCGCTGTGCTGCGACGTGGACGATCTTGGTGACGTTTCAGCGTTCGGGGTTAGTGCAACCAGGTCCGGATGGTTCTGGATTGTTGCGTGCTGGTCTGGTATCGACGATGGGGTGCATGTCGAGATCGCTCTTGGCACGCAGTCTGAGGTTGAGGCGGTGGATTTCCTGCGCGCGTACGCGTCTCGGAAAACGCCGATCAAGCATGATTCGGTTGGTGCGGCGAAAGCGTTGGGCGAGAAGCTGAAGCAGCTGAAGTTTAAGTCTTCGGTGTATTCGTCTAACGAGTCGGTCGCTGGCAATGCGTTGTGGGTGAGTCTTGTTGATCAGGGCCGTTTGACGCATGGCGGCCAGGCTGAGCTTGATGTGGCGGTGCGTGGGGCTACGCGTAAGGATCGTCCGTCCGGCGGGTGGATGATGATGCCGCGTGCTGAGTCGTTTGATATTGGCCCTGCGATAGCGATGTCGGCGGCGGTGTACGCGGCGGTGACGTCGAAGCCGCGCAGTTCTGGGGGCGCATCGTTCGCCTGAGGTTTTGGTGACCTAACTACGGAAGGGAGGTGTAGCTGCGATGCTTGATGATCGCGAGATACGCGATGTGATCGCCGCGATGTGGCAGATTCACCTCTCCGAGCGTTCATGGCTGGACCGTATCGGCGACTACGCGAAGGGTATCCGTGGGGTTCCAGAGGTTCCGGAGTCGGCGGAGCAGGAGATCAAAGATCTAGCTCGGCTGTCAGTGAAGAACGTTCTAGGTTTGGTTGTAGATTCGTTCGCCCAGAATCTGTCGGTGACCGGGTATCGGTCTGCGGATGCGCAGGATAACGATCCGGCGTGGCGAATTTGGCAGGCGAACCGGATGGATGCTCGCCAGTCGTCGGTATATGTTCCTGCCTTGACGTACGGGGCGTCGTACATGACGGTGACTGCTGGCCCAAATGGTCCGATGTTGTCGCCTCGGTCTCCGAAGCAGATTCTGACGGCGTATGTCGATCCTGTTGCTGATGAGTGGCCGCAGTATGCGTTGGAGATGTGGGTCACTCAGGTTGATGCGAAGTTGCGTCGCCGTGGCCGCTTGTATGACGACGAGTTCGCCTATGACCTTGATCTGGGTGAGGTGTCGGAGTCTGATCCGACGCTTCGGAGCGCTTCTCATCCGATCAGTGTTGTGGTCGATGGTGATCCAGTGCCGCATGGCGCTACTTATGGTGGCGAGCGTGTGTGCCCTGTGGTGCGGTTCGTCAATGGTCGTGATGCTGACGGTGCGATTGTTGGCGAGGTGGCACCGTTGATTCGTGATCAGCAGGCGATCAATTCGGTGAATTTTGATCGTCTGGTGGTTTCGCGGTTCGGGGCGTTCCCCCAGAAGGTGATCACAGGGTGGACGGCATCGCCTAGTGAGATTCTAGCGGCGTCCGCTAAGCGTGTGTGGGCGTTTGAGGATGAAGACGTTGACGCGAAGGCGCTTCCTGCTGCGGATACGGGTCAGTACAACGACATTCTGGATGAGATGATCCAGCATGTTGCGATGCGGGCGCAGATTTCGCCGGCTCAGGTGACGGGCAAGATGGTGAATATGTCCGCTGAGGCTTTGGCGGCTGCTGAGGCGAATCAGCAGCGGAAGTTGCAGGCTAAGCGGGACAGTTTCGGTGAGTCGTGGGAGCAGGTTTTACGTCTGGCTGCCGAGATTGATGGCGATGAGGAGACTGCGGCTGATTCTGGTGCTGAGGTGGTTTGGCGGGACACTGAGGCTCGTGCGTTCGGCGCTGTCGTCGATGGGATTACGAAGCTTGTCGCGGCTGGTGTGCAGTTGCGGGATGTGGTTCATTTGGTTCCTGGGTTGTCGCAGCAGCAGATCAAGGCAATCAAGGATTCAATTCAGCAGTCCACTGTTGTTGATCTGGTGTCGAGCATCAGGCAAGGAGCGGCAACGGCTCAGCGTGATCCCCAGGTGGGGGATATAGCAGGTAGGACAGTTGCCCAGTCCGACTGACGCCGACGCTTTGCAGCAGGTTCTATCGGACTTGGCGACGCTGAACACATCTCAGCTCGTGCAACTGTGGCGGTCATACTCTGACATTGCGGAGTTCGAGCAGATTGTCTCTGCTGCGTTGCCTGAACTTGTAGCTCCGCAACTGTCGGCAGCGTCGATGGTCACAGCGCAGTGGTACACCGAAACCGCGCCGCAGCTGCCCTATAAGGCGTCACCGGTCACCGAACCGATACCAGAAGACCGCATTCAGAAAACGGTGTCGTGGGCGTTCCACGCACCCGGAGAAGCCTCTCCACTGGACCGGCTCGCAGGCTCTACACAGCGGATGGTGTTCGACGCCTCGCGGGAAACAGTTCTCGCCAACCTAGAGAACGAAATCGCCGCCGCTGGAGCGCCATTTCCAGCCAGGACCAGATGGGCACGCTACGCGTCGGCTACAGCATGCCCGTTCTGCCGGATGCTCGCCACACGCGGCGCAGTGTACTGGTCCAGAGAATCCGCCGGGGCATCAACCAAGTACCACGACCACTGCCGCTGCATCGCCGTCCCAGTCCGCCCAGGCCAGTCATACGAGCCTCCACCGTATGTGGACAAATGGGAAGACGACTACCAAAACGCCGTCACCGCCGCCCGCGAGGACGGAGAGACGAAAGGCGCACACGGCGCGATCGACACAAAAGCCGTTCTACGGCGCATGACTTCAGCCTGACACTTCAGGCGAAGGCGCGGACGACCTGCGCTATCAGAAATGGTCGGGCCACTCCAATAACGCGGAGGTTATATCACCATGCCCGAAGAGGCTGAGAACACCGTCGAAGACGGCGCAACAACCCAACCCGGAAACGGGGACGAACAGCAGAGCTCGTTCAAACCCATCACATCTCAGGACGAGTTCGATCGGATCATCCAGCAGCGAATCGCACGCGAACGAAGCAAATTCTCCGATTACGACGACCTGAAGTCGAAAGCCGAAGAGCTGGACAAAATCCGCGAGGGCGAGAAGACCGAGTTGCAGAAACTCACCGAGCAGCTGCAATCAGTCAGCTCACGGGCGGAAAAGGCAGAACGCGACCTTCTCGTGACGTCAGTGGCGGCCGAGAAAGGCGTGCCAGCGGCCAGCCTCACGGGTAGCACCAAAGAGGAACTGGAAGCCTCCGCTGATCAGCTGATCGCATGGCGTGATCAGCAATTGCAACAGCAAGCCCCAAAGCTCAAACCGCCTGCAAAGAACCTGAAATCAGGAACAACAGGCACTGAGACCGCAGACCTGGACCCGAAAGCAGCAGCAGCTGAAGCTCTGCGTCGGATGCGGGCCGGCGGTTAACCCAACCATCGAAACCCGTTCGAGGATCGGCCTCGGCGGAAAACCATGAAAGGAAGGCCATCATGGCTGACATTTCACGTTCCGAGGTCGCGACCCTCATCCAGGAGGCCTACGCAAACGACCTCCTGGCGTCCGCGAAGAAGGGATCGACTGTGTTGCAGGCGTTCCCGACTGTCAACATGGGCACCAAGACCACTCACCTGCCCGTCCTGGCGACCCTGCCTGGCGCTTCGTGGGTGTCGGAGTCCGCGACCGAACCTGAGGGTGTGAAGCCGACGTCTGAGGCGACGTGGGCCGACCGGACCCTGGTCGCTGAGGAAGTCGCGGTTATCATTCCCGTTCACGAGAACGTGGTTGATGACGCATCGACCTCGCTTCTGGAAGAGATCGCGGCTCTTGGCGGCCAGGCGATCGGTAAGAAGCTCGATCAGGCTGTCATCTTCGGCACCGACAAGCCGTCGTCGTGGGTGTCGCCCGCGCTGCTCCCGGCGGCCGTCGCGGCAAACCAGGACTACACGATCGTTCCGGGTGACGCGAACGAAGACGACCTGATCGGCTGCATCAACCGGGCGTCGAAGGCGGTCGCGGCAGCCGGGTACATGCCTGACACGCTGCTCGCCAGCCTGGGATTCCGTTTCGACGTGGCGAACCTTCGTGACGCGAACGGTAACCCGATCTTCCGCGATGAGTCGTTCAACGGGTTCGGTACCTACTTCAACGCCAACGGTGCGTGGCCTGTCGGTGTCGCTGAGGCTCTGGTGGTGGATTCCTCGCGAGTTCGGATCGGTGTCCGTCAGGACATCACCGTGAAGTTCCTCGATCAGGCCACGGTCGGATCGATCAACCTCGCTGAGCGTGACATGATCGCTCTCCGGTTGAAGGCCCGCTTCGCGTACGTGCTCGGCAACGGCGCGACCGCGGTCGGCGACAACAAGACGCCCGTCGGCGCTGTCGTCCCGGATGGCAGCTAAGGCGATAAGCGAATGTCACTGGCGGATATCGATGACCTGGAGTTGGTTCTCGGGCGTGAACTGACGCCGGACGAAGCCACTCGTGCAGGTCTTCTCCTCGAAGAGGCGTCCGATCTCGTTGTCGGATACCTCGGGTGGGAGTCGATTCCTGACGTGATTCCTGGTGCTGTGGTGAGGGTGGTGGCGCAAATCGCCGCTACCGCCCTCACTGCACCTCAATCGCCATACCCCGAAGGCACAACCGCATCTGCTGGCCCGTACTCGTTCAAGTGGGGCGGTGATTCGTCAAACTTGTATCTTACGAACGCGCTCAAACTGCGTCTGCGGCCATACCGCATATCGATGAACAGCATCCCGCTGGGTTCCGACAGGTACATGCCGTGACGTTCCCTACTCCGTACACGGTGACGCACTATCCACACGTCGGTGACTCGACGGATGGATTGGGGAACACGGTTCCCCAGTTCGGTGCCGGGGTGTCTGTTCCGGTGATCCAACTTGCCCCGCATGTGCAGGTGGTGGGGACGTATTCGATTGTGGAAACCGAAACGATCGATGTTGACCTGTACTTGCCGCCCGGTTCACCGGTGAAGGTGAAAGACCGTGTGGGGTACGGGTCAGATGTGTTCGATGTGGTTGCGGTTCGTGACTGGAACATGGGTTTTCACGGTTGGGCGCCGGGTTTGGTGGCAGAACTTCGGAAGGTGTGATGAATCGTGGCTAACGGTCCAACGAGGAAAAACCCTTTAGCGAAGTTCGGTGTGCGGCTGGACGATTTCGACAAGTTGCCTGAGGTGAACGAGGGCGTCAACGAGTTCATGGACGAGGTTGTTGCCGCGTGGAAGAACAATTCTCCCGTGGGCACCGGCGCTTACCGTGATTCTGTTCAGGTGACGGAACGGTCCACGAACAAGGGTCGCGGGAAGGTCGGCGCGACTGATCCGCAAGCGCATCTCGTGGAGTTCGGGTCGGCGCACAACGACGAGTACGCGCCTGCCCAGAAGACAGCTAAACAGTTCGGCGGCAACGCGTATGGCGACTGATTCAGCGCCGAGTATCCACCGTGTACTGGTGGCGTGGCTGTCCCCTTTGGGGAAGGTTTCCACTCGCCGTTTGTCGGGTGATCCGTTGCCGCACCGTGTGGTGCGTCGTGTCGATGGGCGTGATGTTCCCGAGGAAGGCAGCGATGTGGCTGTCGTGTCGGTGCATACGTTCGCGGCGTCTGATGAGGCCGCCGAGAATGAGGCCGAGTTGACGCACCAACGAATGCTGGAGCTCGTCGTTAACCCGCTGACGGAGATACCGGTCGGCGGTGGTGTTGTTGCGCGTATCGACTATGCGCGTGTGCTGATGAAACCGGTCCTTGTCGAGTATGACGACGACGGCCACTTGGTGCGGCATGTGGGCCGCTACGAGATCGGTGTTCAGTACATCTAGTTGAAGGTTTCAGCCCTGACAAGGGGCCTGGCGGATAGTGCCGGGTCCCTTTTTGTTCGCCGGAAATTTTCGCAATCCGGTCCCTTATCCAAATGAGAGGAGCGTCCCTATGACGCAGCCATTGACCGGCACCGACTGGAGCGCCGGCGGATTCACTGACATTCACAAGCCGTTCATCGAGCGTGGCGGCCTGCAGGCGGTTTTCATCCGCGACAACCGCGGTGCCGCGACGGACATGTCGCCGTTCGAGGATGATTGCGTGACGGTGAAGTGGTCGCCGTTCGCGCAGGACGGGAAGCTTCGCGATGACCTGTTCATTCGCCGGAAGGTGAACGGCAAGTACGAGTACAACACCGATCCGAATGAGGGTTGGTGGCACATCGGATGCAACCCCGAGGATGGCGGCGCGGAGCGTGAACCGGATGTCACCTCTGACGATCTGATGGTGTTGCAGTCGAAGTTCCCGGTCGATTCTGAGGTGACGGAAAAGTCGTACTCGGTGCGGTTCGTGGCGCTCGGTACTGCTGATCCGCTGATTCACCGGCTGGAGTCGGAACTTCCGTTGTGCGACAACGCCGGTAATCCGCTGGTGGCTCTTCCGGGTACCCCTGACTACGGTGAGGGTCCGCTGCTGGACGCGGATTCGGCGGAGTACCAGCTGCTGCTGCTGTACGCGCGCCGCACTTCCGGCGGGTTCATTTACCGCGCTGAGGGTTACCCGGCGGTGAAGCTGGACGACCAGGCGTCGAAGCAGCGGTCGAAGACCGACCCGGACACGGCGGACCTGACGTACAAGGTGCTGCCGAATGAGTACTTCATGCGGCCCGACCCGGCGGGGACGATCGCTCTGGTGCCCGGCTACTTCTATGTGTGGATGGGTGGCCCGGGCTGGGCTGAGCAGTACTCGGACGGCAGCTAGCCGGTGAATCGTCCTGCCGGGTGGGTTGGTTTGGGGCTGGCACCCACCCGGCAGGCACCACACAAAGCCAGCCCACCGCCCCTGTATCAACCCCTTTTTGAAGGAAGCCCCTGATGTCTGTGAAGAAACCCGAGAACAATGGTGCCGCCGCGCGTGAACAGGCCACCGAGTTCGATTCGCCGTTCGCTGATCGTGTTCTGCGCTTCGATGACGGCAGCACCATGACGATCCCCCCGCACCCGAACCTTCGGATGCTCGACGATGATGCGCTGGAAGCGTACGAGGCGTACCTCGAAGAGATCGAAACCTATGACCGGGAGCCTGACCTGTATATCCCGGAGCAGACCGTGAAGGACCGCGACGGCAACGAGATGGTCCTGCCGGCGGAGACCCGTCCCGGCGCGGTCAAGGGGCCGCCGTATTTCAAGGACGGTAAGCGTGTGTCGCCGCCGCGTGAGGTGCGGATCGTTCAGGTCGTGTTGGGCATGGACTCCTACGAGGTGTTGCGGTCGAAGCAGATCAACGGTCGTCCTGCTGGTGCCCGGGATGTGTGGCGGGCGTGGACCGAGCAGGGCTTCACGATCGCGGAACGAGCTGAGTCCGACTCGAAAAGTGATGGAAGCTCAGTGGTTCTGGAGACTGTACCCGAGACAGATAGCGAGTGATCTGCGGCGGTTTTTCGGGCTAAGCGTCGCCGATTGGCATCAGGGCAGGTTGTCCAGTTTGGAGTTGCTGGACCTGTTCGGGGTTCGGTTCGTGGACAACGCTGAAGAACGCGTTCGGGAGTTGTATGTGGATTTCGCGCCGGTCAATGGCGCGGTGGCGCGGGCTGTTCGCGGGGGCCGCTGGTCTGAGTCGGAGTTGATTGCGGCGGAAACATACAACGAGATCGCCCGGTTCAGGGCGTCATTCCATGCATCGAGAAGCCGTAAAGCGGCGTATGAGCCGTTCGCTTTTGAGGATCCGGTTGATCGGTTGGAGAAAGCGAGAGCGTCGGTTGAGGCGCACGAGTTGCAGCGTGAGGTTGAGGCCGATCTGTTCGGCTGGTGACGGGAGGTGAGTGTCTGATGCCGATCTATGTGGACATTATTTCTCGTCTTGATGAGCGTGCTGCTGCGGTGGCGGCGAAGAACATTGAGCGTGAGATGGCTGCTGCTGGTGCTCGTGGCGGTTCGGCTGCTGGCCGTGCGATCGGCGAGAACGTCACCAAGGAGGCGGCTGCCGCTGGGCGTAATGCTGGTGAGCAGTTGTCGCGTGAGGTTGATCGTGCGACGAAGGCCGCGGGTTCTCGCATTGTGGATGGGTTCGCGGCGAATGGTGTGTCGGCGGGCCGGGGGTTTGGGTCGTCGTTTGGTTCGTCTTTGGTGTCGTCGTTGCCTGTGGCGGGCCGGTTTTCGTCTGCCCTGTCTGGGTATGAGGGTGCTGCGTCGAAGGCTGGCGCGTTGGCTGGCCGCGCGTTGGGCACGGCGTTCACGGCCGCCGCGACAGGCATCATCGGAGCAGCCGGTGTTGCCCTGTTCAAGGGTTTCGACAGGTACAAGTCTCTTGATGCGACGTCGCACCGTCTTGCCGCGATGGGGAACAGCGCCGAGCAGGTTAAGACGATCATGTCGGATATCAACGAGGTGGTTGTTGGTACTCCGATCGCGTTGGATGAGGCGGCGAAAGCGGCTACTCAGTTCCTTGCTGGTGGGGTGAAGCAGGGCCGCCCGTTGCAGGCGGCGTTGACGGCGATCGCGGACGCTGCGGGGGCGTCAGGGCAGAAGTTCGGCGACCTGGCCGTGATTTTCAACCAGGTGTTCAACAAGGGCAAGTTGCAGGCCGAGGAGATGTTGCAGCTCAATGAGCGTGGCATCAATGTTCAGGCGGCGTTGCAGAAAGAGTTCGGCCTGACGAGCGCTGAGATTCAGAAGATGTCGCAGGACGGCACGATTTCGTTCGGCATGCTTGTGCAGGCGATTGAGGGCCAGTTCGGTGGCATGTCGAAGAAGCTGGCCGACACCGTTGACGGCGCCTTGTCGAACATGAACGCCGCTGTGGGTCGTGTTGGGGCGAACTTCATTTCGGCTTTGTTTGGTGACCCGTTGGACACTACTGAGGGTCCTGGGGCGTTGGCGAAGTCGATCAACAACGTGACCGACAAGCTGAATGACTTGAACGCGTGGATCGTTGCCCACAAGGACGACATCAAGCGTGTGTTTGAAGACGCTGTTGATACAGCTCAGGATTTGTGGAATACGATCCGCAAGGTCGTAGATGTCCTCAGCGACATGGGAATCGGCGTGGAGACCGTCGCGGCCGCGTTCATTGCGTGGAAGTCCGTTGGTGTGCTTTCTACGGTGGGGAATCTCGTTACCTCGCTTGCTGGTGCGAACAACCATCTGAAGCGGATGCCTGGTTTGGCTGCTGGCGCGGCTGGGGCGATCCTCGCGCTGGTGCCGGTGATCAATCAGGTGAACGAAGCTATCAAGGACTCTCGGTTTAACGACCCGTACTACAGCGGTCCTGGGGGGCAGTTGACGCCAGCTCAGTGGGAGCGGCAGGCGGCTGATAATCCCGAAGAGTTGCGGCGGCGGCAGGCGTGGATTCGCACCTATCTCGCACCGAAGCTTGGCCCAGACGAGATTTTGATGAATCTGTTGGACGATCCTACAGCGTGGCAGCGGGCCGGTGGTTTCACTGCGCCGTGGGGCGTTCCGGGTCGTCCTGACACTCCTGACTGGCAATCGACGCGTGTCGGTGGGGGAAATGGCCCGCATGGTCGGAGTCCTGGTGCCGCTGCGGATGCGGGTCATGATGGTCCGTTGGCTGATCTGTTTCCGGGCGCTGCGGGTAGTGCCGACGGGTCGTCGTCGTCTGGCCCGAAGTTGCCGGATGCACCGGTGTTGCCGTATGACACGACGTTGCCGCCGGGGATTCCTGGCATGCCGCAGGACGCTGCCGTGTTCTCCGCTGAATCGTCGTATCTGGATGCCCGCCACAAACTGGCGGAGAAGCGTGCCCGCGCGGCCCAGTTGGAGCAGTCCACCGAGGCGACCGAAGAGGACCGGCTCAAGGCCCGTAACGATGTGATCGAGGCGGAACGTGACCTTCAGGCCGCCGAGATGCGCATGTCGGATGCGCGGGCGAATCAGTACGAGAAGTTGACGAAGCAAACCGATCAGCATGCCAAGGATTTGGGGCAGATCGGCGCCAAGCTTGATCAGGATTTCGGTATCTCGAAGGGTTTGGCTGGGATCGCGGAGAACATCACGAAGTTCGTGGCGAACCTCGCGGCGGCACCGTTGTTGGGGCAGTTGCAGGCCATTTCGGCCTATAACCCGACCCAGGGTGGGCACGGGTTGATGGGTGTGCTCGGCGCGCAGGGTGTGTTCGGGCCGCAGTACCAGAACAACCAGTATGACCGGGGCTCCTACCCGTCCGCCGGTGCGACCGGTGTGTCCATGACGCCGATCGGTGCCTATCCCGGCGACGCGGCGCTACTCGCCAACGTTCCGGCGGGCCGGTACACACAAGAACAACGCGGCGACCTGACGCAGGGTTTGGCTGATTGTTCTAGCGCTGTTGAGGATCTGGTCAACTTGATGGATGGCCGCCCGACGACCGGCGCGAGCATGTCGACCCACAATGCGGACGAGTGGTTGACTGCGCGTGGATTCGTCAAGGGCATGGGCGGGCCTGGCGATTTCCGGGTCGGTTTCAACGCCAGCCACATGCAGGCGACGCTGCCTGGCGGCACCCCGTTCAACTGGGGCAGTGACGCGGCAGCGGCGCGGCGCGGTATTGGCGGCACGGGCGCCGACGATCCGGCGTTCACGTCGCATTACTACCGGCCGGTGACGTCGGTTCCTGGCGGGTCGGCGGCGGCGGCGGGTGCTCCGGGGTTGTACAGCCCGCAGAACACCAACCCTGCGTTGAATAACCCGCCGGCTCCGGTGTCGTCGGGTGCGTGGGCGACGAATCCTGCCCCGCTGCCCACCACGGGCGGCGGTGGCGGCCCGATGGCCGCTGGCGCACCGCAAGGCCTGCTCACTGGCGGGCCGACGAACACCACCAACATCGGGGCGAACGTCGCACCGTATGCCGGGTCCGGTTCCGGTGGTATCGGCATGGACGGTGGTGGTGCGCTTGGCATGGCGGTGCAGGCCGGTGGTATGGCGCTGGACGCGATGGCCCCGGGTGCGGGTCAGGCCGCGCAGACTGGGGTGAAGCTGATCAACCGTGCCATCGAGTACGGCGGTCAAGTCGCCGCGATCGGCGCCCAAGGGTTGATGGAAACGTTCTTGCCTACGGGTGGTTCGGATTTGGCGAACAACAACTGGATCACCCGCATTGCCGGGGGGATTGCTGGTGCGGCCCCGGCGTTGCCGAACCTGGCCGGCCAAGCATCCCAGCAGCGCAAGGACATCGACCCACAGGCCACAGGCCAGGGTCAAACCCAAGTCAACCAGGGTGGCGACACGAACATCACGGTCAACAACCAGCGCGCCACCGAAGACGGCACCGGCCGCGACATCGCGTATCACCTGCAAAACCAGTACGTCATGCCGGGAGGTTGACTACTCCCCGCCCTGAAGGACGGGGATTCTCGCAGTCGCCTGCGAGGGTTCCTGTTTCACAGGCGACTGCCGATGGGATGCCCCATGCGGTCTGACGTCGCCTCCGCAGGCGTTTTGTGTCTCCGCCAGCCCGGCGGCGACAAGGATGTTCTTCGCGGCGTTGATGTCCCGATCATGTCGGGTGCCGCAGTCGGGGCACGTCCAATGACGTGTTCCGAGGGAGAGCGTCGCGAGCAGGTGCCCGCACGCGCTACAGGTCTTCGAGCTGGGATACCAGCGGTTGATCACCGCGACACGACGGCCAGCCTTCTTCGCCTTGTATTCGAGCATGGAACGGAACTCACCCCAACCGCATTCGCTGATCGACTTGGCGAGCGATCGGTTACCGACCATGTTCTTCGGGGCGAGGTCTTCGACAGCGATGGTGTCGAACCTGCGTACGAGTTCGGTGCTGGTCTTGTGGAGGAAGTCGCGGCGAGCATCCCGGACGCGAGCGTGTTTGCGCGCAACCTTCACTCGCTGACGGGCACGGTTCTTCGATCCCTTCTTCATGCGGGACAGGCGGCGTTGCTGACGGCGCAAGCCCCGTTCGTGGCGGGCCATGTGGCGCGGGTTGGCGATCTTCTCCCCGGTCGACAAGGTAGCGAAGTCCTTGATGCCCAGGTCCACGCCCACCGATTCTCCGGTGACGGGCAGGGGTTGGGGATCGGGCTGGTCGACAGCGAACGTGACGAACCAACGGCCATCGGGTTCACGGGAGACGATCACCATCGTCGGATCGAGCGCAGCCAGATCGACACCGGGCCATGTCCACACGATCCGCAGAGGCGTGGCGGTTTTCGCCAGCCACAGAGCGCCGTCTTTGATGCGGAATGCGGAGCGGGTGAAGTGCGCGGACTGCCTTCCGTGGCGGCTCTTGAAACGCGGGTACTTCGCGAGGCCCTTGAAGAACGCGGCGAACGCCGAATGCTGATGCCGCAGCGTCTGTTGCAACGGAACCGACGACACCTCAGACAGGAACGCCAGATCTTCGGTCTTCTTCCACTCCGAGAGAGCAGCGTCGGTCTCCTTGTAGGAGGTCGATTTTTGTTCGGTGGTGTAGCGCTGCTGCCGTTCGGCGAGCGTCTTGTTCCACACCAGACGTACGCAGCCGAACGTGCGCCGCAACAGGGCGGCTTGTTCGGCGTCCGGGTAGGCCCGGACCTTGTACGCGGTCCTCACAAGATCAAGTTTACTCAGGAGGTTGACGTGTGTAAACTCAATACGCCGGTGGCGTACGCCATTCCTCCCCGCCGTGAACGACGGGGCATCCTGGCCGGTTTCCCGGTAAATGGCTAAGAAGCATTACCCCGCCACTGGTGTAACCCCGCACGGATGGTATGACCTCGCCAAGGGCGAGAAGCCGATGATGTGGCTCGACGCCTACGACGAGTCGATCACTTTCCACATGATGGGCGGGATGGCGGTCCCCGACCGGGTTGTAGCCCCGGAGATGGTGCACCTCACCTCACTCAAGGGCCTGATCCCGCCGTGGAAACACATCGACCAAAAGGGCGCTACCGAAGACGGCATCACCAACATTGATGCGCTCTACGACCCGATCGAAGTCGAGATGGGTGTGGAATGCCGCGGCCGGTCGCCGAAATGGACGCGCCGCGTCTACCGGGATCTGATCGCGTCGATCGACGCCAAACAGGAATCCACCCTGAACTTCCTCACCCACGACATGGGTCATTGGTGGGCACCGGTCAGGTGGTTCCAAGGAGCGCCGCAAGCACCGCTGGAGATCGGGAAGCGGCAGCGCGAAAGCCTTCGTCTGCGGGCAGATTCTGGGTTCTGGCGGACCTACGACTACACGGCGAGTTTCCAGTTCGACTACGAGTCGATGACCGACACGTTCAACTACGACACCACGAGCAGTCAGGACCTCGGCGCGGATTGGCCGCTGTACTACGAAGGTGACGGCGGCGGATACATCTACTCCAACGGTGACCAGGCCAGGTGGCGGGACGACCCGGATGATCCTCTGACCACCGAAACCCGAGAAGTGGTGTGCGGCCCGTACAAGGACTTCGACACTGACACCGACAACCAGGTCGTGTCGATGGTGCTCGGTGGGTTCCAGGAGTGGAGCCTCCCTGATAGTGGGGCGAATGACCTGTGGGCGCGAATGGGCCGCGACAGCAACGGCGACTGGGACGGCAACGGTATCCGCATGCGGGTGCAGGGCAACTGGATCAAACTGTCGAGGTTCAACAACTTCTCGCAGACAGTGATGTTCCAACGGCCGCTGCTGGTGGCTCCGCTGATCGGGGAAAAGTTCACCCTGGTCGCGGGTTATGAGGGTAATCCCCGCATGTTCAAGGTGTTGCGCAACGGGTTGCCGATCCTGTCGCACAAGGAAACCGGCACCGGTAGTGAACTCGGGCCGGACTATCGGGGCATCGGGTTTGGTATGCAGGCCGGTGGGGCGTTGATCACGCAGGCGACACCAGCCCCGGTGCGGAAGATATCCGCGGGCGACAACGCGAATGTCACCCAATCAGGTTTTGTGCCGATGGTCAATGTTGGTGACCAGAGAATGTATTGGGATGCCACGGTGTTCGGTCCGGGCACGTTCCGGTTGTATGACGGTCCCGGTTCGGATGAGTATGTGGAGTTTGGTCCGCTGCTGCCGAATCAGATTGTGTTCCTACGTACCGACCCGCGCTCACAGACGACTCTGGTGCAGGATTTGACGTCGGTCCCGCCGTCGCCGCAGGAGCTGAACATCTTCCAACAGGCGGTGAAGACACTGCTGACATTTTTCTCGGAACGGAACGCATTCACCGATCAGATCGGTTCAATGTTCGGGATTGTTCCCCCGCAGGGCAACTTCTACAAGTACCTGTCGGGGCGGTTCAGTGAGAACGCGGCGATCCCGGCGAAGTCGCCTGGTGAGCCGGCGCAGCAGTTCTTTGTGAAGACAGAAATTGTTGGTGGTAACGCGGATTCGAAGGTGATTCTTTCGGGGACTCCGTTGCGCCGCTACCCGATGTAGCCCCTGGAGTGGCAAGCCCCGGCCGATACCTCGGTGAGGGGTGAATTTGTGGCGCGCCTGTGAACCAGGAAAGGAGGTGATGACAGTTGTCGAAGTTTGAACGCGAAACCGCCGCATGGCAATCCGCCCTCCAGTCCGGCGACCCCAACAGGATCGCACGAACCGCGCGGGCGTTGACAGAACGCAAATCGAAGGTGGACACGTCGTTCCGGTTCACGGTGTGCGACAAGTTTTGGCAGCCGATGGGCGCGGTTGGTGGCGATTTGATCGAGGCGTCGGGTGCTGACCCGCGCAACGATGTGGAAACCGGCCGGATCGTCCTCAAAGGGAACAGCCCTCTCATCCCTTTGTTCATGGACTGCAAAAAGACGATGGTAGGTGTCATCGTCGAAACCGCGGGTTTGCGGTATGCGTTCTACACGAAGAACCACACCTACGAGTACCGTGACAGCGCATGGACCGGCACCGCTGAACTGCGCGGTATCCGCGACATCCTCAACTACTACGTGATTTGGCCGTCATGGTGGCTGCCGATTCAGGCACAGCCGTTCTCACACGCGATCTTCGTGTGGGCGCTGCAAACCGTCGTTGAGAACATGGTCGCAGAATGCGCTCTGCGGTTGCAGTCCGGGTGGCTGGAGTTCATCAACAACGGCCTGTCGTTAAATCCCGATATCCGGGCGTGGTTCGGCACTGTGTTGCAAGCCCTGTCGCGTGACGGGTTGTCGGTGCAGGCGTTCACCCGCATGCTGCGCACCCCGGTGTATGTGTCACGCACCAATCCGCTGCTGGACACGTCGCCGATGGTCGCGCGTACAGTGCGGATGGAAACCGTTCAGGCCGTCATCAAAGATGTTACCCAATCGTACGGTGTGGATACCCGCATGGATTTGTGGCTTCCGGGTGATCCGCAGCCTGACCGGTGGTCGAACCTTGACCAGCCGACGTATGTGTTTTCCACGGTGGACAGGTCGCAGATCACTGGCCCGACGAAGACGGTGCTTGATTCGGTGCTGCGCACCACGATTGACTTGGGCGGATCGCTGGGGGGCATCTTCAAGCCGATCATCAAGCAGGTTCCCGGCATGGACGGCGTGTTTTATGCGCCCGCGGTGGGTGTGGATTTCGAGCAGCCATACGCCTATTTCGTGGCGCCTGAGCCGGGTGAGGACACCGGTATCGATGCGTGCACGATCACCGACCACACCCCTGAGGGTTGGCAACACATCATCGGGGGGCGATCGCCAAAATGGGTCTGTGCCCCCTGGGGAAACCTGGGGGGCACAGGCCCAAGGGCGAATCAATGACTCAACGATCTGATGAACGCAACGTTCGCATGGCTAATCGATTCGTTGATGATTGTTGTCGGGTTCACTGGCATACCGTCAGATTTGTTGTCGGGGTTCCTGAATAACAGTTTCCTGGCGTTCCAGTTGATTCAGCACTACGACCGGCGTGATGATGTTGGCCCGTACCACCCGGCGATCGAGCGGTTCTATCCGACAGCCTCGGCACCGTACAACATCGAGACAGTCTTCGCTTTCATCAATGCTTTGTTTGATTCACAGGGCAAGACGACGGCGACTGTGCAGTTCCGCAACGGTGCCCAGTATGCGTTGGGGCGTGACGTTTTTCGCGGCGGATTGATGTCGCTGGTGTTCATGTCACGTACCCGCATGGTGACTGACTACATCGAGAACGTGATATGGAAGGCCTCTCAGGATGAGCGGAAGGTTATCCTGCAAATGGGGGATGGCCGTAAGTCGGAGGCCCCGCTGGCGAAGCATCAGCGGTTCATCACAGGCATTTTTGAAACGTTGTCGGTTCTCACACTGTCACCGCAGGGATAAGCGTCCCCAGATCCTATTTCTTCTGCAACTCGCCCTATTTGAATGGAGCGTGCCCTTATGCCGTGGCCTTTGAACCCCGCTGGGACTCATTACTTGTTTGAGGGAATCGTGGAGATCCCTGTCGATCCTTCATCGGGTGCGGCGATCCTTCAGTTGCGCCCGCAGGGCGGTATCGGTGTTGGCGTGCCCGCGATCGAGCAGGGCGACCCGGGTGTTCCGGCCACGTTCGATACGACAGTGAACCTGACGGAGCTGGACCCGGACGACCCAACCCCGGCGGAAGCGTCGTTCACCGAGATCACACCGCCGTCGACGTCCACGCCTGGCGTGTACCGGTTGAACCTCGCCCTGCACGCGGGAGCTAAAGGCGCGGATGGTGAGGCGGTGTGGGACCCAACGGATGTGGACCCGTCCCCAGTCGCGGGGCAGGTGCCGGTGGTGAACTCGACCGCTGACGGGTTCGTGTTGGTGGCGCAACGTGTTGGGGATCGGTATGTTCCGGCGTCGATCAACAACACCGCCTCGGGCAATGCGAACTCGACTCTGGCCCAGGTGTCGATCCCTGCGCAGCCGTTCGATTGGCGGCCGCGCGTGCAGGGCTACACGGTCGTCACCGGTGAGGGAGCCGATGTTCGGGTTGATCTGGTGGCCCGTTTGAACGGTGAGACTGGCGGCAACGTGATCGGACGGTGCCCCGGTGTGGCGCAATCAGAGCGGCTGATCCTGGTGGCGGGACCTGCGGCGGGTTCATCAGATGGGTTTGATCGTGTGGCGGCCGGTACACCGGCGACGATCTATTTCCGGTGTGAACGTCAGGCGGGGTCGGTGACGTACACGACTTCCGCTTCCACGTCGATGTTTTCGGTTGAGGTTCTTCCGCTGCCATGACGTCATCGTTTGATCCGTTGCCGGAGTGGGCTCATGCGGTGCCGTCTGAGCCGGGTATTCACCCGGAGCAGTCGGCGTTGCAGTGGCAGCGGCCGTTCACTGTTCAGCAGCTGCTTGAGATTGGTGAGCAGTTCATTGAGCAGTTTTTGGCGTGGGTGGTGCGCGCTGTTGCTGGAGTGTTCATCCCTGGTGAGGCGTCGTTCGACCAGCTGCGTGATTGGGCATTGAACATCCCCATCCTCGGCGACATCATCAACCTGATCAACGATATTTTGTCGCCAATTTTCGGTGGTATCGATTTCTCTGACGGTGTTCAGCCTTCCGAGGTGTGGGAGACGGTCACCCGGGTCTTCATCGAGCCCTTGAACTTGTTGATCGGTCCGCGGTCGTTGCTGGCGCAGCTGTTCGGCCAGTTGGGGCGGGCGCAGTCCATCAACTTGCTGTCGGCGGGCGAGTTTGCTTCCGGTTCGATCACGAGTGACGCCGGCTGGTCTATCGATATGGGCAAGTCGCGCAGCAGTGACGGTTCGGGTGCGGCGAAGGTCGTTGCGGATGGCACGCAGAAGGCGATTCACAGCGAAGACGTGATCGCGGTGGCGCAGGAGTTCACGCCGAAGGTGTTCATTGCGCATGAGGGGTATGTGGGTTCGGGTGTTGCTGTCCGGTTGCAGGTGATTCCGCATCGCGGCGATGTGACAGATGAGCCTGTTGATGTGGCGACCTACACGCCGAGTGCGGCGGATGTGGAGTGGCCGGGTGTTGAGCTGTCGGGGGTGTATGAGCCTGCTGAGGGTGTGACGGGGGTTCAGGTTCGGCTCCTGGTCACTGAAACCGTCACGGGTGGAACGTTTTATTTCGATGATGCGTCGGCGTCGCAGAACACCCGGTTGAAGCAGGATTGGGTGGACGGTTTGCCTGACGTTCTGCAGAACTTGTTGGGTCGGATCGATCTGCTCATTGAGACGATCATCAACACTCTTAGGGGCACGGTCGGGGCGATTCTGAACCCGTTTGAGGAGTTGGTGGAGGCGTTGACGTCGATCAACCCTGCCAACATTTTGGGGTCGTTGGGTGCCGGCAATATTGCTGAGGCGATTCAGGATTTCTTGGACCATCTCGTTGGCGGGTTGGTGGGTCAGCACGGCACGGGGGCGAGCCTCCCGGACTTGTTTAACACGATCCTTCAGGTGTCGTCGAACGCGGCGCAGGGGGCGTTTGCGTGGCTGCTGGCGGGGATCTCCACGAACAAGCCGGTCGATAAGGGTTTGTTGCCTTCTGGGGACGCGAATTATCCGTATTCGAATGCGAATACGTGGCTTCCGGTGACGCAGAACGCGACGCTGGCCATCACTTATCGTGCCGCCAAGTCGGAGCCGATTGGTGTGATCGGCTGGCTCGGTAAGGGATCGCAGGACATCACTGCGTGCTACGCCAATGTCCGCAAGATTGACAAGGCTACGGGTGCGCGTGGGCTGGTGCATCACTCGCCGAACTTGGTGTCGCTGCTGCCTCCGGGTGACACGACCGGCTGGGTGTATTACCAGCTTGACGAGGCGCTGCCCCGCGAGGTCAGCGACGAGTTTGAGGTGCAGGTTGTGATCGTCGGGTCGGGCACGCACTACATCCGCGGCTATGACGAAGAGGATGACATTCCTGATCATCCGTATGCGAATGTGAAGTCGACGGCGGCGGTGCGCGACGAGACGACCAATCCGGACAATCCCCCGTTGGTGATTGCGAAGTCGGCGGTGGTGCGGTCGGCGAAGGTGCCGTGGATTGAACTCGCCGTGGACACAGGTTCGGGTTCTGATCATTACGACCCGATGGTTCTTTACTTGGGCACGAATGAGACGACGATCGCGAAGCCGAAGTGGGCGAACGCGTTTGACCTGTTCGGTGTGGGTGGTTCGGGTGGCGGCCGGCAGGCGTCTTTGGCGCAGTTCGGTGAGGGCGGCTGGCCTGGTAAGCCGAACGGAGCGACTTTCATTGAGGGCACCGATTTCGATGCCGATGAGGACGTGATCATTTCCCTGATTCCGGGCACGCCGGGTGCTGGTGGTACTGGTGTGGGCGGCAATGGTGGCGACACTGTGTTTTCGTTCGAAACGTCGACCGGTGTGCACGAGTTGCGGTGTGAGGGCGGCGCGGGTGGTGATTCGCTCGGTTTGATCGGGAAGCCGATCGGCCGTGGTTACCCGGAACCGTTGGAGTACAACGGCGAGCAGTATTTGGCGGGTGGGCATCAGAAGGTGCCCAGTGGTGGTGGTATCGCGCCGGGTGGTGGCGGTAATGGTGGTGACCGGTTCCTCAACCATGGTGGTCCTGGTGCTCCTGGTGGTGGTTGGGTGAAGTTTTACCGCCGCGCGGTGGATGCGCCTACCCCGGAGCCGGTTGATACGACACCGCCGACGCCGCCGACGACTGAGGTTGTGCGGAAGTCGTTCTCGACTATCACGGTGCGAGCAGTGGGGAGCACAGACGAATGAGCGTTGTCTCCTACAACGTGTATAACGCGGACACGGATCAGAAGCTCAACGAGCAGCCGATTCCGATTGATCAGGATTGGGATTGGACTGGTCTGGCGTCCGGCACCCCGTACCGAATTTATACCCGCACGATTGATCAGGCCGGCAACATTTCTGATCCTGGCCCGGTCACTGAGGAGACGACTGAACAGTTCACTCCCGATTCGGAGATGGACCCTGCCGATAAGGCGGTCATCGATCAGATCCTTGGCGACGCGATGGCCGCCGGGGCAGGCCCGGGGTTGGTGTGGCTGATCACCGGCCCCAAGGGCACCTACATGGGTGCTCGTGGTTCAGCCGGGAAACGCCCCATCACGACCGATGACCATTTTCGGATTGGTTCGGCGACGAAACCGTTCGTCGGTATGGCGGTTTTGCGCGCGGTGGATCAGGGTCTGATTTCGTTGGAGGGCACCCTCGATCAGTTCGACACTAACCAGTACAAACTGAGCGATATTCCGAACGCGTCGAAGATCAAGATTCGTCACATGCTGATGATGCGGTCGGGGATTTTCGACGAGCAGAAAAGCTTGAACATGCTGATCGGGTTGGCGTTGGCTCCCCGATCGGAGTTCAACGAGACAGCCCACTACAACGTCATCAAGGCGGGCGCTTCGATGTTCGAGCCAGGCACCGACTTTCATTACACCAACGGCAATTATGTGCTGCTCGGGTTGATCCTGCAGGCGGTCACCGGGCGCAATGTGCGCAACATTGTCATCGAGGACATCTTCGAACCGTTGGGGTTGACTGAAACATTCTGGCCTGCAACATCGGCGATGCCGGAACCGTACGCGAGTGGTTTCGGTGGCGGCATCACCGGTGATCCGACGTTCATTCATCCGTCGTACGCGTATGCGGCGGGTTGCATCGTGTCGACGATCGCCGACCTGCACAAGTGGTGCGCGGCGTGCCGCGACGGTGCGCTGTTGTCGCCTGAGATGCACAGCATTTGGATGTCAACGTTCTGCCCGATTCCGATGCAAACCGGCTACGGCGCACCCTCGCAGGTGGGCTACGGGCTGGGCATGTACGACTACGGTGAGTGGAAAGGTCATGCTGGTTCGTGGCCTGGCTATGAGTGTTCGCCGATGTGGCATCCCGAAACAGGGGCGATCATTTGCATTGCGGAGAACTCGCAGACCGTTGGTACGGACGGCATGGTGGTGTCGACGTTTTCGCGGATGTTCCCGCAGATCGCTGAGCATATTGTGCCTGGTTCGATGGCGGCACCGGAGTACACGGCGTGCACGGTTCCTGCTGATCCGATGGTGTTCAAGCCGTCCCCGGCGAACCTGGGATATAAGGGGGTGTCGCAGCCGATCATCGGTTTGGGTTCGGCGACAGGTTCTTTCACTGCCCCTGATGGTGCAGATGTGTTTTTGTCGGTGTCGTGGGACCGTACCGGGCAGCCGCAGACAGTGACGTACGGCGGTGTGGAGATGCCGCGTATCGCGGTGGCATATCACAACAATACTGCCGATTATGGCGGCCAGGCGTTGTATCGTCTTGCGGCCGCTGGGACGGGCGCGGCGCAGACTGTGACGATCACGGGTGCGGGCGGTTGGATTACGGCCTATGGGTCGGCGTTTGAGAATGTGCAGTCTGTTGGTGCGCCGAGCATGAACTTTGGGAATGGCGTGGTTCATTCTCAGGCGGTATCTGGGCAGTCGGGTTCGATTACGTTGCAGGCGTTCTCCGCGGGTGCTTTTGGGGCGCCGATGTATGCGTTGGATGCGATTCGTGGTGGACGTAATCGTGCGCAGACGGTGGGTACTCATCCGTTGTTGTGGGTGAATACGGCGATTGGGTTTGGTGAGGTTTCGGGGTTGTCGGCGTCTCCGAACCGGTGGGCGTCGATCGCAGTCAATCTGACGATCGCGGTCGACGTGGATGCCAAACCGTTGCCGGGAACCGTGACCGTGTCGGGTGGTCAGCCGCAGGTTGTGGTTGATGTGGCGAACAAGGTTTTGACTCCTTCGCCTGCGGCGCTGCATGTTTCGGGTGGTCGTCCTGGTGGTTCGGCGCTCACCCCGGCGGGCGCGGTGCTGTCCGTCGCGGGCGGCCAGCCGGGGGTGGAGGTGAAGGCCGCGTTCGAACCGTTCGTGGAGGAGAACGTGAATCGCACCAACGCCCCGGTGCCGGTGGGCACTACGGGTGCGTGGGTGCGCCTGGGCGGCGCGGGCGGCGGCGGTGGTTCTGGTCGACGCTCGAACTCGGGCTACCGCTACGGCGGCGGCGGGGGCGGCGGCGGCGCGTACATCGATGTGTGGGTGCCGGTGGAGCTGATGGGATCGACGTATTCGACGACACGCGGCCTCGGCGGAGCTGGCGGCGCCAAGTCCTATTCGGGTGATGGCAAGGACGGCGCCGACGGCGGCGCGTCGACGTTCACCTCGGGTGGTGTGTCGCTCACCGCGAACGGCGGCCAGGGCGGCAAAAAGGGCACCAACTCATCGAGCAGCGGCGCGCGCGGCCTCGGCGGCACCGCGGTCATCGCAGGTCTCGACGCCACGGGGTTTTCCGGCGGCAACGGCGGCAACGGCGGCAGCAGCCCCACCAGCGGCCAGAGTCGCACGAACGGCGCGGGGGCTGGCGGCCGCGGCGCCGGAGGCAAGCTGTCCAACGACAACAGCATCAACGGCGGATCGAACGGCACCAGCTCCGGCCCCGCTGGTAACGGCGGTGGCGGTTCTGCGGGCGGCAGCGGTGACGGCTCCAATGGCGGCACCGGCACCGATGGCTACAACCGCATCGAGTGGTCCAACCTTCCGAATGGGGGTGCGTGATGCCCGGATGGATCGTTGAAACCATCACCACCCCCACACCCGCTGCGGTGGGGGTGACTGGTGGAACCCCCACCATCACCGCCACCCAAAACGCTGTCATCACACCAGAACCCGTGGAGCTGGTCATCACTGGTGGGCAGCCTTTGTCCGGGCCGGTCGCTGTACCTTCGGGCGCGGCACTCACGATCACCGGTGGCACACCAACCATCACCCAAGACCGCCGACTCACCCCCGGTGCCATCAACCTCACCATCACCGGCGGCCAACCCAACGTGGTGAAAAACACCATCCTCACACCCACAAAGGCATCCCTGGCGATCACCGGCAACCAACCCACGATCACCAACCAATCACCCGTCGCATACAACTCCATCGGACCCGGCTCAACAGGATTCGGATCAGCCGCCAACTTCAACTTCACCGCACCGGCAGGCGCGGACGTGTTCGTGGTGATCAACTGGGATCGCAGCGCCCCGCCAAGTGGCAGCCCCACCTACGGCGGAGCTGCCATGACACTGGTTGCCACCATCAACCACAACAACCTTGCCGGGTACGGCGGCGTAGCGATCTACCGGATCGCCGCAGCCGGAAACGGCACCGCCAAAGTAGTCACATCCCCCTCCACCGGCGGATCGTGGCAAGTCACCAACGCCATCGCATTCACCGGGGTATCCGCAGTGGGAACAGTAACCACCGCCACAGGTCTCAGCGCATCACCCTCACAGTCAGTGACCCTGCCCAGTGGTGTCGGGCTGCACGTGTTCTCCGCCGGTAACGGCGGCGGAACGATAGGCGGATTCAGCTCCTACTCCGGAGCCACCAACAGGTACAACACATTCAACGCCGGTAGCGCACTGGCCATTAACACCGTCGCCGCGTCGGGAACCGTTTCGGCAACGATCGGAATCAGCGCCGGCTGGGCCGGTGTTTTCGTCCCACTGTCCTAACTCAAACCAACCACCCTCGAAGCCCACCAGAAATCCTGGTGGGCTTTGCCATTTGAAAGGAAACCCCCATGGCCGCTGGAACTTGGACCCTGCCGTCGGGAGCTCGCAAAATGCTGCTCGACGGCACGTTCGACCTCGACTCCGACACCTTCAAAGTCGCACTCGTCACCAGCTCATCCAACATCGGTGCATCGTCCACCACATGGGCAGGTGTGACTGGTGAAGTGTCGAACGGCAACGGCTACACCACCGGCGGTGTCTCCGTCACCCTCACCCTGACGGGCACCACGAGCGTGGCGGTGTCATTCGCCACCAACCCGGTGTGGACCGCGTCGGGTTCGGGGATCACCGCACGCTGGGCAGTGCTGTACGAGGTCGGCGGCAACGTGCTTGCTTATGTCCTTCTCGACGCCACCCCCGCCGATGTGAGCGTGGCTTCCGGCAATACCCTGACGATCGATTCGGACGGGACACCTTCGCCGATCTTCACTCTGGCTTAGCTACGTCGAGCCATCCAGGCGTCAATGGTCTCGGGGAGCCAACCCTTGACGCGGCCGACAATGGCATCGGGCTCGGGGAGCCGGCCGGGTACCTGGCTGTATGCCTTCACTGTGTTGAGGGCAAGGCCAGTCCGTTCAGCCACCTCCGTGATGCTCAGATATCGGACCATGCCCACTATGGTACATGTACTTGCGGGCACACACTAAAGTGTGTAGAGTCTGATTCATCAACTTGAGACACCGCTCGGCGGGGCGAAGGTCCTGAGAAACCGACCCCGCCGAGCGGCCCACCCCCAACAGGAGGCCAACCCATGCTACGCAACGCCATCGCAACCATCACAGCCGCCCTCACCCTCGCACTCCTCACACCCGCCGTAGCAGACGCCGCACCCAAACACTGCGACAACCACGGCACCGGCCACGGCATGATCTACAAACACGCCTGCGCCACAGGCAGTGGTGGTCAAGGTGCCGTGTGGAGCCCCGTCATGAACGGTGACGGCACCGTGAAAAAAGTCATGACTGACGACGGCCTCAAGACGGTGAAGCACTGCGTGAAACGCTGCGGCGGTGGCCGCCACCACGTCGAGACCACCGACACCTGGTGACCGGCCATGAAAATCCACGTGCAGTCCCGCGGACCCGCCGGCTGGAACGCCACCGTCCTGTTCACCGCAGGAACCGTCTACACCGTCGCTGACGACCAAGGCCGCCGACACCTCATCGACACCTCCCGCGTCACGGTCAGGAGACTGTCATGACCAAACGAGTAGCGGGGGCGATCGGAACCGGACTCCTCGGCGGTGTCGCCCTCACCGGACTCATCTCGTGGATGTTCGCCACAGGACATCCAGCGATCGACTTCTTCATCGAACGCGACACCCTCTTCTACATCTGAACAACCCCCCCCACAGAAACCCCGCCACCACGAGGTGCGCGGGGTTTCTGCATGAAAGGACCCCCGACATGGACCGTCTCGGAATTATCCTGCTCAAACTGCTCGGACCGCTCGCCGACAGGATCGCTGACCGCATCGCCGACAGGATCACCGAGAACCTGCCCGATCTGTCCGATTTGGATGATCAGATCGTCGCGAAACTCCCTGACCTGTCCAACCTTCCAGAACAGGTCATCAACATCATCGACGGCGCGCTCCGCTCCATCCCCGTTCTCGGCGGAATCCTCGGGAGCAAACGATGAGCTTCACCTGGTTCGCCGACAAGCCACTACGCACCCGAGAACAAATCGCCCGCGAAGTCCACGCCGTCTCCCTAGCCCGTGGCCTCGATGAACTCGCCACCGTCATCGCCCTGATGACCATCAGCACCGAGGTCGGCACCGGCACCGGCGATGACCGCAAGTGGTGGTGCCCCGCCAACGACCGCGTGCCCGCAACGAAGAACTACCCCCACGACTCCCGCAGCGACGACAACCGCTCCTCCGGCTACTTCCAGCAGCAACCCGGACCCAACGGTGAACCCTGGTGGGGCACACCCGAAAACATGATGACCCTGCCACAAGCAGCCAACACATTCCTCGAACGACTCTCCGACGACTACAGGCGCGCCGCCAACAACCCCAGGTTGGCCGGCGAGTTCGCGCAACGAGTCCAGCAATCCGCATACCCCGACCGCTACGCCGACAAATGGGACGAAGCCTGGACCGTGCTGCGACGCGCACTCGGATCACAACCGCCAGCCACACCGGAGGTTCCCATGCCTGAAAACCGCCCCGACTTTAATGAATTCGCGATCTGGTCGGCCAACAACAGTGTCCGCAGCGGCAAGCCGACCATGTTCCTGATCCACACCCAGGAAGGCGGCGGCGGCGACGCCGCGGCCGAGAACCTCGCCAAGTGGTTCCAGAACAGCAATGGTGTCTCCTACCACTACACCATCTCCCAGGCATCCGATGGTGGTGTGACCGTGGTCGATTGCGTTGACACCGACCGTGCTGCCTGGTCTGTGGGCAACGCGAACAGCATCAGCATCAACCTGTGCTTCGCTGGGTCCCGCGCTGCCTGGTCGCGGGATCAGTGGATGAAGCAGTCCAACGCGATCGACGTCGCCGCATATCTCGCGGTGCAGGACGCGAAAAAGTACGGCTTCGCCCCGCTGGTCGTGCCGCCCCCGTACACCAACGGCCGCCCCGGTATCTCGGATCACCGCTGGGTGACCGACGTGTTCAAGTGGGGCACCCACACCGATGTCGGCGCCTGGTTCCCGTGGGACTACTTCGCCGAGCGCGTCGCCTTCTGGGCCAACGGTGGCGTCGCCACTGAGCCGGAGCCGCCGAAGGTGAAGCGGTTCCCCGACGACTGGACCGACCGCGAACTCGCCGTGGAGACATTGCGTCAGCAGCGTGGCTACACCCTGAACGGCTGGCCGCAGCTCGGCGGCCGCACAGTGGTGGACGTACTGGGCGCGATCGGAGCGAAGCTCGGCGTCGAAGGCTGCTACGACGTCAAGGGCAAGTCCTGATGCGCATCGACGGCCAATATGTTGGTCTTGGGCCGGGTGATTCGTCCGAGGAGATCCGCCGGATCAAGACGTTCATGCGAAAGAAGTTCGCCTCCTACGCGGGCGATTTGGCCGACACCCCGCTCTACGACGAGCAGATGACCGCTGCGGTTTCCGAGATGCAAGCCAGATATAGCGCTGCCGGACAGTTGCGCGCGGGGTTGTACATCCCGGGGATTGTAGGGGCCGAAACCAAGTACGTCATGGGGTATCTATCCCGGCCCGTCATCGACACCCGGCCAGTCCTGTTCACCGTGTGCGGCACCGGCGTGCCCTGGTGGGTCGGCCCCGACGCCGACACCGCACGCGCCGTCGAAGACCAATACCTGTGGCAACCCATCGGATACCCCGCCGCACCGTTCCCGATGGGCCGATCCATCACCGCAGGAATCACCGAGGCGCACAACCAGGCCAACCGGTGGCGCGAACGCATCGAAACCCACGGGACCGCACTGGCGGGCTATTCGCAAGGCGCGGTGGTCCTCTCGGAGCTGTGGATGAACCACATCGCACCCGAAGACGGCTCCCTGCAATGGATGAAACCCCATGTGCGTAAAGCGGTCACGTGGGGCAACCCGAACCGCGAACTCGGACACGTGTGGGCTGATCACGGCGGCTCCCCAATGGCCCCATCCAACACCCAGGGCGTGTCCTCCAACGGCATGCGCAACACCCCCGACTGGTGGCGCGACTACGCCCACCAAGGCGACCTGTACGCCTGCACCGAACCCGGCGACACACAAGAGGTCCGCAACGCCATCTGGCAGATCGTGCGCGACCTCGACCTGTTCACCGGACCCGATTCACTGCTGGCCCAAGTGATCGAACTCGCGCAAGCCCCGCTGCCGGAAACGATCGCGATCACCAAAGCGATCCTCGACGCCGGCATGTTCTTCGCGAAACGCACCGGCCCGCACGTGGACTACAACCCCCAGCCCGCCATCGACTACCTACGCACATAACGGGAGGACCACCTGATGTTGACACGTTCGTTTTGGATCGACGCCGCCGAACGCGCGGCCCGCACGTTCGCCCAAACCGCGATCGCCACACTCGGCGCGGGCGCGGTTGACCTACTCGCCACCGATTGGGTGTCAGTGCTGTCAGTGTCCGGCGGCGCCGCAGTGGTGTCACTGCTGATGTCTATCGGCGCGGAACGCCGCGGCAACCCCGGAACGGCTTCTGCGACAAGAGCGGTCACTGCCGCATGATGTGGGAATCGGTGCGCGAAGCAGTGGACGCCGCGTACCAGCCCGACGATGGTATCGACCTGATAGGACTGCTCATCATCGGTTTACCTTCCACGATCGCAGCGATCGGAACGGGAATTGTCGGTGTCCTCACTGTTCGAGGGCAACGTAAGGGCCGGGAACGTGCCCGACAGATCGACGCGAAAACCGATGAGATTCACGAGCAGACCGTCAACACCCACGACACCAACATGCGCGACGACCTCGACGAGATACGCGATCTGGTGCGGGACGGATTCAAACAAGTCCAGCGGGACATCAGTGGACTGAGGGAGGAACTGCGAACCGAACGCCTCGAACGCATCGAAGGCGACAAGCGACGCGACCGGTGAAACACCAGGAAAGGGAACACCAAATGTCACTCTTGGCCGATCTTGCAGGTTTGGAGCCCCGCACCTGCCCCGCATGTGATTGGGTTGGTGCCCGGTCGAAGCAGGAACGTGCAGAGATCAAATCCTCGTTGGAGTCCGCGAAACGCGGCGACGTCAGGTTCACCGACATACTGCGGGTCCTCGTCAAACACGGCATGCCAGACATGAATCCAACAGCGTGGCGGCACCACGCGAGGAACCATCATGTCGCTGACTAGCGACCTGCGCCAGGTGCGCATCGCCGAAGGTGTGCGCAACAAAATCCTGATCCTCGACGTTGAACGGCTCCCCGGAATCACCGAACAATACTGGTGGGGCAGGGGAGACCTGAAGAACCGGTACGTGCAGTACGAGACGGTGACCCGCATGCCGCGCACCACGATTGTGTGCGCCAAGTGGTATGACCAGCCCGAGGTTATCCAGCTCGCCGAATGGGACAAAGGTGGACGCAAACGGTTCCTGCGGCGCGTCCACAACCTGCTATCCCAAGCGGATATCGTTGTCGGCCACTACATCGACGAAGCTGATGTGCCGTGGCTGAAGGGTGATCTGCATTTGGAGGCCGGGTTACCTCCGCTGCCTCCGTTCAAAACCGTTGACACACTGAAGGTGTTACGCCGCGAGTTCAAATCTGGTGCCCCGTTCAAAGGTTTGGACGCGTTCTGTCAGATCGTTGGCCTGCCCGCTAAGACTGACCGCTACGACCGGGGCGCGATGGAACGCGCCGTGACAGGGAAGAGCGTTGAGGATCGGGAACGCTTGGTGTCGTACTGCGCTGGCGATGTGGTAGCCACGCAGGGGTTGTACGACTTCCTGCGTCCGCACATCAAAAACCATCCCGCACTGTTCGTTGACGGCGAGGACAGGTTGATGGTGTGTAACCGGTGCGGTGGTGAAACGGTGGTGATCCCGCGGCGGTACGTGGCGAATGTGTTGACGTACACGATGCGCCGCTGCACCAACTGCGGGGCGCATTCACGACTGTCCATCGAGCCGGAACGCATGAGCGCTGTGAGAGGGGTTTGATGTGAACGTTCGAGTGTGTACGTTCCTGGATCATGGTGTGACGGTAGGGTTCCTGTGGGACGCGCTCAAAGAATGGATGCGACTGTGAGGCCGGCCGATCCTGTCCGGGCTGCGATCCAAGAGAGTTTGGATGCGCAGGGCGACGGCTGGCAGGTCGCCCACTATGTGGCGGTTGTCGGACTGGAACGCATCACCGGTGACCAGATGGACTTGGGCGCGACGACGGTGATCACACCGGTAGGGCAGCCAGGGTATGTCACGGACGGTTTGGTGAATCGTTACTGGGACGAATCGGATGATGAGTGATCCGCAGTTGGAGTTGTGGCGGTCGGTGTGGCTGGCTGTCGTCGCGGGGATGATCGTCGCGCTGCTGGTTCACGTCCTGGCTTAATTCCACGCCTCGTGAAGCATCAGGCTTCAGGAGGCGCCTCACTCAGCATGGCTATATCGTGCGGAGGCATCCATGTTTGGGCATGTGTGGTGCACTGGGGGAAGGGTGTCGATCACTGTCTCCCCGTCTTTGAACGGTTGACCGCACCGGCCGCAACGATCATCGGTGTTCATCAGTTGCACATCTCGCATCCGTGGCCGGTCGGGTAGGTGTCTGATTCACCTATGTGGCTCAGGTTCCGACTGCCAGTGGGCTGCGTTAGCGCGACCTCGATGGAGCCGCAAGCGGTGCACATGCCGTAAACGGCGTCATCCGACTTCACCTCACCACACATCAGGACAGCTCTCCCGCGTGAATACCCCGGAGGATGTCCGCGGCACGGTCGGTCAGATACTCGGATGTGTTCGGGTCCATGAGAACCCGGTCGATGGTCGCCACGATGCGATCCAACGCGTACTGCGCACCGGCTGTGAACGCCTCACCCGCGATCGAGTACTGAGTGAGTGAGTCACCGATGGTGGAGTGATCCGGGTCGCGTTCAGCTTCGTAGCGGTCAGTAGCTGCGGGCATTTCTGTGTCTCTGCATCTAGGCCGCACCCCCGAAAGGCTGCATGGCGGCGTCGATTTCGTTCAAATCGACGCGGACGAGGCGGGCACCAGCGCGGTAGCCGGTCAGACGCCCGTCGGCGATCATTTGCCGGATGGTGCGGGGTGTTACGTCAAGATATGCGGCCGCCTCAGCCAGTTTGACGAAGCGGCGAGGGGTTGGTGCGTCTCCCATCTCAGTGGCATCCTTTCGAGCGCATCAGAAATCTTATGCGTCGAGCCCCCCATGTTGTCGGGTGACGCTGTATCGAAGGATACTCCGAGTTGTGCGCTTGGCGAAAAACTTGCGCCTCGGTGTGTCGTCATCGGGCGTGTGGCCGCTGTTTTGGCAGGCGGCTCACCGCCAGCATCCTGGCGGTTTCCCGGTGAAATCCCCTCTAGGGTTACCTTTAGGGTGATCCCCTCTGAGGCTTATGGCCTCTGACCTGTGCGCCGTGAGGGTTTCGAACCCCCGACCCGCTGATTAAGAGTCAGCGGTTGATAGGCTGCATACCAGGAGAAACGTTGTCAAACCCGCAGGTAGACCCCCGATACTGCGCAATTCTGCGTAATGCTGCGCAGCACCGTAGGGTGAACCGTAGGGTGACCCCCTGGGAGGGAAAACGATGGCAACTAAGAAACGCAGAACCCGCGGAGACGGAGCGTTCTTCCAACGCGCCGACGGCAAATGGATGGGACGAGTAGAACTACCCCCAGACCGCAACGGCAACCGCCGCTACAAATGGGTGTCCTCCGTTGACCGCAACACCGCCATGGCCAAACTCAAACAACTCCGCCGCGACGTCGAAGAGGGCCGCATCGCCACCACCTCATCCACAACTGTGGAGAAGTGGATGCTGCACTGGATCGACAACATCCACGCCAAACGTAAAGTCCGCCCCGGCGTCCTCAACGACTACCGGGCCGCCATCCACAACCACATCAACCCGATCCTCGGCGCGAAACGCATCGACAAACTCACCCCGCAGCATGTGCGGGACCTGCACTCCGAGATCGGGGCCTCCCGCACCGCCGAGCTGGTCCATGTCATCGTCCAGAAAGCCTTGGACGATGCGGTAGCGGAGGGTGTGGCGACCAGGAATGTGGCCGCATTGGTCGACAAGCCCGAGTACCGGAAGAAGAAACGCAACGGCTTCCCGGCGGACGTGGCGCAGCACATCATCCACACCGCGTTCCAAGTGTGCGACGAACCAGATGCGGTGCGGATCGCCGCCGGTTTCCTGACGGGCGCCCGCCGTGGGGAACTCCTCGGCCTGCGCTGGCCCTACGTCGACAACCCAGCTCAGGGATGGATCACCATCGCTTGGCAGTTGCAATCGGAAACCCGCGTCCACGGCTGTGGGGATCCTCTACCCGAACCGTCACCGCTGGCCCGGCCCGACCGTATGCCCAAAAAACCCCCGTACTGGCCTTGCGGGAAGACACGGGCATGGGCATGCCCGCAGTCCCGGTGGGACCTGCCGGCGCATTTCGAGTATCAGGAATGTGAGGGGTCGTTGTTGTTCACCCGGCCGAAGACGGACGCTGGTTGGCGTGAGGTGCCGTTGTTGCCGCCGTTGTATGTGGCGATGCAGAAACTCCGCACCGACAATCCGCATGACTTGGTGTGGCACAAGGAGGGGAAGCCGATCGATCCCCGTTCGGACTACGACGTGTGGCGTGGCGTGTTCCGCGCTGCTGGGGTGATCGGTCCAACCGAGTCGTTGCCGCCGCACAACTCGCGGCACACCACGTCGACATTGCTGCGCGCAGCGGGTGTGGATGAGCAAACGCGTATGGAGATCTTGGGTCATGCGAGTGTGGATGCGCAGCGGATCTATGCGCATGCGGACCGGGCGAGGCATCTGGAGGCCATGCAGGGGCTGTCCGAACTGCTCCCATCGACGTTTGCGTAGGCGACCGACTGTAAATGCGCCCTGCCGAGGGATTCACCATCCCCGGCAGGGCGCTTTTTTGCGTTCTGGCGGGTGTCACTCCGTCATGGTCCAAGTTCCGCAGCCGCTCGTGCGGAACACGATCCGGTGATCCCCGTTGATTGTGCCGGTCCACGACGCAACACCGTCGGGTTGGATGTTCGCGCGGACGGTGCCGGATGGTGCTTCACCTTCGCGGAGTGTTTCGCCGCCGCGGTAGTCGGCGATGCTGACGACCGCCCACGTGCAGCCGGGGGAGCTGGGTGGGATGGTGGCGGTGTAGGTGCCCCAGTCGTATCCGTCTGCGCCGCCCATGTTGTGGGTGCCGTCGCCGGGGATGGTTCGGTACGGGTTGGGCCGTGTAGTGGTGGTGGTTGGTGTGGTGGTTTGTGATGCGCTTCTGTCGTCGTCGTCGTTGTTGCGTGCGGAGACGATGCCTACGACGGCGAGCACAGCGAGCGCGGTGACCATCACCTTCCCTGGTGACACTGCGCGATCATTGGTGGTCATCTGGTAGTAGGTCTTTCTGTGTTGGTGGCTAACTTTCGCGCACTGGCGTTATCTGATCGTGACATTCCCATGTTTGGGCTTCCTGTGTCGATTTTGGCAATGATCCGTTAGCGTCTACGCATCCGGTTGCGAGGGGTGACCGGTGCTGGTGATTTCGGTAGGTGCAGCACATGTTTGATGACGAACTCGACACTCTGCTGGTGCGGATTTTGAACGCGATGGACGAGTGTCCGCCAACAACATGGACGTTGCGCCGGGCACGTCTAGTCCTTGCGGCGTTGACGTGCCCGGACGCTCCTGGCGATGTGGTCGCGAATCTCCGCCCCGGCTGTTTCGCCGGTCCGAGGTTGGCGCGGCTGCGTCGTGTCACTGGTCGTGGCGTCTAGGTCGCCCTCCTGGTCTTGACGCGCTTCGCGCGGTGTTCGCGTCGTCTGCGTAGTTTCCATGACATTTCGTGCCTCCTTTAGTCGTCGCCGGACTTCGGCGAGAAGTTCGTCGTCTGAGTAGCGGACTATCGCCGGCTCGGGTAGCGGCGGCGGAATGTCTGACTGTTGAAATCCGGCTATCGCCAGAGCTTCGTTGACATCCCATTGGACAGCTCGGGCAGCGGCGGCCACGGTGGATGCGGTCGTTCCGATTGGGATCAGTGTCCCTTTGTTGATCTGCCACCCCGTTTCCAGTTGCTTCCACCGTCCTGCGCTGACGGCGGGCTTGTCGCTGCCTGGTGGCGTTGTGCGCCGTGAGGCTTCGCGCTGAGATAGCCCGACGCGCTCTCTGTGCCGCTTGAGTTCTGGCCCGAATGGCCAGTCTTCGCGGTGTTCCTTGTTCTCGTTCACGCCTACATGTTCGCGTGCAAACAGGTGCAAAGTCCACTGCTTGCACAACCCTGATTCTTTGCAGTTACGCGCTTGTAGTTTTCGAACATTGCAGGTCACAGCATTGTTGGCGCGAACTGCGCGCGAACTCTTGCGGTTTGCACTTGTTCGCAGTACAGTTGGCGGCATGGTCAAACAGTCCTACGGGGTGTGGCAGGAACTCCGGGTCATCCGTGAGCGCACAGGTTGGTCATCCGCCGAACTGTCCCGCGAAAGCGGAGTCTCTGCCCCTTACCTCTCCCAGCTTGAGAACGGTGACCGGTGGCCGAACGCCACCGTCACCAAGAAACTCGCCGTCGCGCTCAAGGTTCCCGTCTCCGTATTGGAGAGGCCAGCAGAGCAGAAAAACCCCGCCGCATAAAAAAGCCCCCACCTGTGTGCAGCAGGTGAGGGCAGAGACAACGAGGAAGAAGCTCGAATGTCTGAACTACAGCGTATCAACCGGGGCGTCTGCCCCACTCCCGGCAAGAAGCAGTACCGCTCTCAAGCCGAAGCGAACCGGTGGCAGCGACAGAAGTACGCCGGCCACGGCAACCGCAAGGAACGCCTCTACGCCTACCAGTGCCCGAGCGGTGAGCACTGGCATCTGACCCACCACACACCCGAGGTGCAGCAGACCGTGTTCGACAAAACCACCGGGCAACCAGGACTCGTCCCGACCTCGAATGCGTTCGAGGGCCACAACGTGCGGCACGTGTTCACCGATCAGCCCTACTGGGTTGCCAAGGACGTGTGCGAGGCCGCGGGGATTTCGAAGTACCGCGACGCGATCGTCCAACTGGACGACGACGAAAGGGTGTACCTGTTCGTGGACACCCCTGGCGGACCGCAACGCATGGTCGCGGTCACCGAGGCAGGTGTGTGGTCACTGCTCATGATCAGCCGGTCACCGAAGGTGAAGCCGTTCAAGCGGTGGATGACGCATGAGGTGTTGCCGTCGATCCGCAAGACCGGCGGGTATTCCGCTGTCGATACGAATATTGCGCTTCCTGACCGCAAGACTCTTGCCCAGTGGGTGGTTGAGGCGGAGACCCGCGCCGAGCTGGCTGAGGCGAAGGCGTTGGAGTTGTCAGTTCCTGCGTCGGCGTGGAATGAGTTGGCCGAGGCATCGGGTGACTACTCGGTGTCGGATGCGTCGAAGGTGCTGTCCCGCGACCCGGCGGTGAACATCAAGGAACGCGCTCTGTTCCAGTACATGTCGAGCATCGGTTGGGTTTTCAAGCGGCAGGGCCGTTGGAAGGCGTACCGCGATCAGTTGGAGACGGGTCGTCTCGCGGAGAAAGTTGCGAAGCCGTTTTGGCATGAGTCTCGTGGTGAGTGGGTGAATGGTGAGCCCACGGTGCGGATCACGCCGAAGGGTTTGGCGGAGTTGCATAAGCGTCTCGGTGGTACCGGGCAACTCGCGTTGGCGGCCGTGTCATGAGCTTCTCTTTCTACGCAGAGCCCAGCCAGATCCTCAAGATAGGCCATGGTGGTGTGACCGTAGGACTCGGGGAAAACAACGGATCCGAATTGGCCTACTTGTACGTCGGTGATGGATACCGCGAGGGTGACGTTCTCCTGGACGCCGATGAACTCACGGATCTGATCGACCAGCTGACCATCATCCGCAACGCGATGAGGGAGACGCGATGACGTTTCATTCACGCCCGAGGCCTCCGATTCAGCATTTCCCGAAGCCGAAGAAGCCTTTGTTCCAGTCGAAACCGAAGGATGCGAAATGAGCACTCCCAGATGGGCCACGTTCAAAGAGGCCGCGTCATACCTCCGCCTGAAATCAGACGTGCTGATACGGGAAGCGGTCAAAAACGATGGGTTGAAGGCTTATCCGATCGGTAACGGTCGGGAGGCGCGTGTTGACCTGAATGAGGTTGATGAGTGGATGAAGTCGCGTAGTTATGAGCCGAGGTCCGCGTGAGTACTGAGTTGCAGAGGTACGTAGCCAGTTTGGACGTGTCCGCATGACTTATACCGCTGACGATTACCGCAAAGCCGCAGACGTGTTCGCCTCTCTGTATGGGCCATGTTATCCCGGCTTGGCTGGGGCGCATATCCACGCCGACCGCCTGGACGCTGAAGCCGCCGAGCAAGCCACGCTCGATGCACAGGTAGAGGAACTAGCGCGGATAATGACCGATACTTGGTTCCCTGGCTCTACAGCCGAATCCCCTAGTTCCGGGTGTCTTCATGCCGCTCGCACCATCCTCACCGATGGCCGGTGGAAGCGGGTGGAGGATGTCTGATCCCGCAGTAGAAGCCGCAGCGCGTGCGTGGGAATGGTATCCCGTTCCAAAAGACATTCCGCTGGTTGTTCGCTCTGTCCCTCTCGCCGCTGCCCGTGAGGCGTTGGAGCCGATCCGCGAACTGCACCAAACACACTCGGAAGCTCTGCGGCTGGCGGTCCCCGGCGACCCTACGGCGGATGGCGTCAGGTACATCCTCGAACTCCTTGAACCCCTCATCTACACCACCGAGGAGCTGGACCAATGAGTGATGTTGTTGAGCGGGCCAAGGCCGATATGGAGCTGTGGGGCCGCACTCCGTGTGTGGAGATCGAGGTTCTCACGGGCATGACTGCGGCAGAGGACGCGTACCGGCGTGCGCCTGAGACTGTCGCCGAACTGGTCGCTGAGGTTGAGCGTCTGCGGGCAGAGAAGCTTGGGCTGGAAATCTCGGAGTCCAATCTGCTTGTCGAGCTGCGCAACGAGGTGGAGCGCCTGCGCCCCAGGGTGATTGAGACCGTCGACCAACTCGACGCGCTGCCCCATGAATCCGTGGTCCTACTGCACGGCCCCTACGGCGGCGCGATTCAGAAGAGATACGGCACATGGCATTGGGCTAACGATGACGGTGATGACAGCTGGTCATCCGAACTGGCGTCATTCCTTCCCGCCCGTGTGCTCTACACCCCGGAGGTGGGCGAGTGATCTGCAACGGGACACTCCCCGCGCCGTGGGGTAAGAACCTCGGGCCGTCAGATCAGGCGGGTGGCTGTCGGCGTCCGTGGGGCCATAAAGGTCCGTGCCATCCAGTCGAACTGGCGGAAGACAAACGAACCCCGGAGGACCAGTGAGTACGTCTGCTCCTAAGCATCGGAGTGTGTGTCAACTGTCGGGTGAGGTTCGCCCGTCTGGGGTGTGGAAAGCGTTGGCCGAGTGGGATGCGAGGCAGTTGCGTGAGGCTGCGGAGTTGGAGGCGTTGCGTGAGGAAAACGCCCGTCTGCGGTGCCGGCTACAAGAACTAGGGGAAACAGCGTGAATCTTGTTGAGCGTTTGAATGCCAGGTTTAACAACGTGATTCATGACGGGCTCGCCTTGGTGGGTGCTGTGGTGGATCCGTGGCTGGCCAAGCTTGAGCGTCAGGCCATGAACAATGCGTTGGGTCGGGATTTCGGCCTCGACTACGGGGATTGTCTTGCGGCTGTTGAGGCTGAAGAAGAAGTCCACGAACCCCGCATCGCCCATGTCCGTGGCACGGGTGGTGGCGGGGGAGGGGGCATGTCGCCGCTTCAGGATCGAGTCAATGTGGGAGGCACCGTCTTCGAAACTCGCGATGCCTTCGCTATCGAGCTTCTGAAGCTAGATCCTGACGCCTACTTTCAGATCACTCGTCTTTGCCTTCCGAAGGCGAAGCGTGAGGCCGCGATCGTTGCAGCGATTGAGCGTGCTCGTTCTTCTGCCGGGCATCGGGTTTCGGCAGACCAGTCACCCGTCTCGGTGGGTGACATTGGTCCCGGCGCGGGCATGGTTCCCCCGCCTCCCGCGCCGGGACCTTCCAACGGCTGGGACGAACTGCACAAGCAGGTAGGGCCGAACTCGCCAAAGCGGATACACGACGCCATCGACTCCACCAAGCAGTACTGCCTCAGCTTCGCCCGCGAATTCCTCGATGATGACGAGTTCATGGAGTTGGGGGAGTTCCTGGACACCGCGACCGCGGAAGAACTCGCCGCGATGCGTCGGCAGCGTGAGGTGAGCACGACTGAGCTACGCGACCTCATCCACGCCGTCTGGCATCACACAGGAGCTGACTGGGACTTGGTCGCTGGCGCGTTGCGAGACAACTACAGCATCACCCCGAGATAGACGCAACACCTTCTGAAAGGAAAACCCATGTACAAGTGCTCCGAGTGCAACCGCGAGATCGGCGCGATCTTCGAGATGGACGCTCATCGCAGGCCAGTCCCCGCCCAGTTCAAATGCCCCCATACAGGCCGAGTTGCGGAGCCGATTGTCCCGATTCGCCGCTGACGTTTGGCGGGCCGTCACCCCCACGCCAGGAGGCGACGGCCCTAACACCGGAAACACACAACCAATGAAAGGCGCTTCCGATGCTAGATCGAGATTCTAAACCCGCATGGTGGGACCACCACCAAACAAACTGGGCCGACCTGCCCGTCACCCGCAACGCCCCCATGGCTGACCTGGACCTATTGAAGGAACTGGAGGACCTGGCGGAGCTGGTGTTGATCCACGCCGAGAGTGTGTCGTGGTTCCGCCCGTTCCTGCCGCCGGTGCATTGGGAGAACGAACCGACGATCTGGGAGCAGATGAACGGCGACGCCGTCGTGGCGTTGTTGCGCGACTACCTCACGACAGGAGAAGCAGCATGAGGCGCAACGAGAAGTCCTGGCGCTACTGGTGGACGATGCCCCTGCTGATCGCTGCGGGCATCATCGGCCCCGGACTCGCCGCACCCGCAGCGAAAGCAGATATCACGTCCGACGCGTTCGTGATGGCACTCGACTCCGAAGGCATCACCTACAGCTCCAAACCGGCCGTCATCAACGCCGGAAAAGCCGTATGCGACGTCCTCGACACCGGCTACACCATGTACGAAGCCTCAGTCTTCGTGTACAACAACTCCAACCTGAACCTTTACGACGCAGGGTATTTCGTGGGTGCCGCAACCGCATCATTCTGCCCTGAACACCTGACCGGGACGGGGTGGGTGTGATGGCGAACTCCCCGTTCATTCAGTTGGCAGAAGTCCACACGAGTGACTGGCGTTCCCGCGCGATCTGCACCCACAAGGACGGCGACATTTGGTTCCTCAACGAATCCGGCCACTACACCGCCGACCCCGCCCGCCGCATCTGCTGGACCTGCCCAGTCCAAGCACCATGCCTCAAATTCGCGTTGCAACACAACGAGGCCGGCGTGTGGGGCGGCTTCTCAGAGAAGGAACGTGCCCGCATCAAAAGGGGTGAACTGCCCCCGGTGAAACCGGCACGGTTCACCGAGAAGGAATGCTTGCAGTGCGGTGAGGTGTTCGAGCCGGTCACCCGCAGGGCAAGGTTCTGCTCGCAGAAATGCAAGAAGCGCGCCTCGAATGCGTTGCGGTCACAACCGTCCCTGAAGATCTGCACGCAGTGCGGCGGCGAGTTTATGGGGACGTATGCGAAGACCTGCTCGAATGAATGCCGACGGGCGCAGAGGTGGGGCGCGTGAGCATCGACTGGTTCGCCGTGGAATGCGCCGTGAACGGAACTCCCATGCGACTTAATACCGAAGAGCGCCGAATGCTGGTGCGGCGGCGCCCGAAACTCCCCGAAGTGGAGTTGGCGCGAAGGGCGCACTGCACGGTCCGCACCATCGAACGGGACAGGGCTGAACTGCCTGAAGCAAAGTTGCAATCCTGCCCGGTGTGCGGGGAGGACGCGTGGGTCACGACCGATGGCAACATGGAAGCCCACCCAGACAGGCTGTTTCAGGAATGCCCACTGTCGGAGACGGATTGGGAATCCCGTATCGCTGCAACAGTCATCTGGTTGTCTCGGCGTATCCGTAGCGGTGACTCCCTGCCCGTGTGGGCCTATCTGACAAGCCTCCCGGAAACCGAACGCACTCAACTGTTGATGGCTGCCCTTGCCGGTGTGCCAGATGTTGAGGACCCGTTCGCGTGGATCACAGAACTGGAGTCCGTTGCATGACCCTGCTCGATCTGTCGTTCATGCTCGCCGCAGCGGTGGAGGACAAGCATGCGTGGCGTGACCTGGCACGGTGCGCCGAAGTGGACCCCGAAGTGTTTTTCCCCGAGAAGGGTGGAAGCGCGAAGCCAGCTAAACGGATCTGCAGCCGGTGCGAGGTTCGGGTCGAATGCTTGGAGTTCGCGTTGGCGAACCGCGAGAACTACGGGGTGTTCGGGGGGTTGTCGGAGCGGGAACGGCGGCCTCTGCTCAAAGCGATCGATGGTGAGGATCAGGTGGCATGAGCAACGGGAACAGGCTCACCCCAGAGCAGGTGCAGACGATTCTGTTGATGACTCGTGAGGGGTGGTCCGCCAAGCATATTGGGGAAGTGGTGGGTTGTTCGGCTCGGACGGTGGTTCGGGTTCGGGCGGCTGGTGATGCCCGTTTGGCGTCGCCGGATCAGTTTGTTCCGTTGAGCCAGGAGCAGAAGGATTTCGCCCAATATTTGCTTGATGACGGCGCCCCTTATAACGAGGTTGCCCGCACGTTGGGGGTGAGCCGGACAACGGTCGAAAGGTATTTCCCTGGTTACGGGTGGTCGAAGAAGCAGGCTGCCGAGTTCACAGCTCTGGTCAAGAAGTTCCGCTGGTTGGAGGCTTCGTGATGTGCGTGTGTGGCCATAACCGGTCTTTCCACCGCTACCAGTGGGACAAGTTCCGCGGCAGGTGGGACACGGGTTGTGACGCCACCAACTATCACGGCCCCGCCGGGCATGAACGCTGCCACTGCTCCGAATATCGAGACAAGGACGAAAACTGATGGTTGTTGATACACGGGTGATTACCGCGAGGGACGACGCGAAAGCCGGCGCAGCCGCCCTTGATGACGCGCGGTGCGCTTTGCATGAGTTGTTGTCTGAGGGGCCGCCTTTGCAGTTCCTGGACCGTGAAGCGCTGGAGTTGAACCTGGATGTGGTGAACAAGGCCCTGTCCCGTGTGGATGCGGTGATCGGGTCGTTGGACAGGATCGCAGACAGGTGGACAGCATGAGTGATCAGACACGTATCGAAGCGACTATCGCGCAGATGTTCCGTGACCACTTCTTCGACGACACCTACCCGGAAGACGAAACCGAGTGCTGTGTTGAAGAGTTCCTGGAAGCGTTGAAAGCGAACCGCATCGCACTCGTAGAACTCCCCGAACCAACCCGTCGATCTGTCGAAACCCTGCGGTTCATTGCGGCTTGGGATGCCCTCGGCGAATCCGACTGGCTGCGGGTTAACGGGTTCGGACACATCGAAGATGAGGAATGCCGGGAGTATTCGCCCGATGAGGCCCGCGAACTGGCTGCCGCTCTTCTCGCTGCTGCTGCGGAGGTGACCGAATGAGCCTGTCCTTCAAACCCGCAACCCGAGAAGCATCGTATGCCCGTATCGCCCTGTCCGGGCCTAGCGGAAGCGGTAAAACCTACACCGCCCTCGCGCTCGGAACCGCTCTCGCGGACAAGGTTGCGGTCATCGACACCGAGCGCGGATCCGCATCAAAATACGTGGGGCTCAACGGCTGGCAGTTCGACACCGTACAACCAGACAGCTTCTCACCCCTGTCCCTCGTGGAACTGCTCGGGTTGGCGGCTGGCGGGGAGTACGGCTGCGTCATCGTCGACTCCCTGTCCCACTACTGGATGGGTGTCGACGGCATGCTTGAGCAGGCCGACAGGCACGCCGTACGGGGCAACACGTTCGCCGGGTGGAAAGAAGTCCGACCCGACGAACGCCGCATGATCGACGCCCTGGTGTCCTATCCCGGTCACATCATCGTCACCATGCGGTCAAAAACCGAGTACGTCATCGAAGAGAACGAGCGCGGCAAAAAGACCCCTCGCAAGGTGGGCATGAAACCGGAACAGCGCGACGGAATCGAGTATGAGTTCGACGTTGTCGGCGACCTGGATCACGACAACACGCTCACAGTAGTGAAGTCCCGAATCCACACTCTGGCCAAGGCTGTTGTGCCGATGCCGGGGGAGGAGTTCGCCCACCAGATCAGGGACTGGCTGTCGGACGGGGCGCGTGTCCCCACGGTGGCGGAGTACCGAAAACAAGCGCTGGCGGCCGAGACCCGTGAGGAACTCAAAGCCCTCTATGACGAGGTGTCTGGTCACAAACTCACCGTCGCCCCAACGATCGATCGGGACGGAAACTCCACAGTGCTGGGGGATCTGATCACCGACCTGGCCCGCGAAATGAAAAGGGCCGAAGCATGAGCCGCCGGTTCACGGGGTTTCCCCCGGAAGTCAAGGAACTGATCTGGGAGCGTGCTCACGGTCGTTGTGAACGCTGCGGAGAGTACGCCTCAGACGCTACTGCACACCATCGCAGGCCCCGTGGTCTCGGCGGCTCTCGCCGCGAAGACACCAACGTGGCGTCTAACGGGCTGTGGGCTTGTGGTGCTTGTCATCGTTGGGCGGAGTCCTATCGGGCGCAAGCTTTCGCTGACGGGTGGCTTGTTCGTCAATCCCAGTCCCCTATCACTGTTCCCGTCCTCTACAGGGGCAACTGGGTGTTGCTCGACGACGACGGGTTTGTTTACCGAATCCCTACGGAGGCAGCGAAATGAACCCGTACTACCAAGACGATCAGGTCACCCTCTACCACGGGGACTGCCTCGACGTGCTCGCCGAGCTGCCCGATCGCAGCGTCGACGCCGTGGTTTGCGACCCGCCCTACGAACTGGGATTCATGGGCAAGAAGTGGGACGGCTCGGACATCGCCTTCGACGTCGAGATGTGGGAGCAATGCCTGCGGGTCCTCAAGCCGGGTGGGCATTTGTTGGCCTTCGGCGGCTCCCGCACCTGGCACCGGCTGACCGTGGCCATCGAGGACGCGGGCTTCGAGATCCGCGACTCCATCGCGTGGCTCTACGGCAGCGGGTTCCCGAAGTCGCTCGACGTATCCAAGGCCATCGACAAGGCCGCTGGTGCTGAGCGCGAGGTGATCGGTTCTGCATCCGGCGCGCGAAACGGCAACGGACAGAACGTCGACTACGGCGCGTTTGGGTCCGCCGCTGATGGCACCTACTCGGTTACTGCCCCTGCGACTGAGGCGGCGCGGCAGTGGCAGGGCTGGGGCACAGCGCTGAAGCCAAGCTATGAACCAGTGTGCGTTGCCGTGAAACCGCATGGCGTTACTGATATTCTAGACGCGATAGGTTCACACATCACGCGACTGGAGGACGAGTGCAGACCACCTGCGAACGGTGCGGCAAGGAGTTCCGCACCTACCCCAGCCGACTCGCAAGAGGTGAGGGCCGATACTGCTCCCGAGAGTGCAGCAACCCCGCACGAGGGCGAGCAGGCGAGGACAACCCCAACTGGCGCGGCGGCCGGTTCGTCCGCAGCGACGGATACGTCAGCGTTCGAGTTGGAGGGCGAGACGTGCTGGAGCACCGTCACGTCATGGAGGGCGTGCTGGGACGAGCTCTACGACCTGACGAGCACGTCCACCACGTCAACGGCGTCAAGTCTGACAACCGACCTGCGAACCTTGTGGTCCTCGATCGCGTCGCTCACGGTCACGAGCACCCCGGACAGCCCGACCCCTCGACTCACCTCGTCCTCGACTGCTTCGGCTGTGGACAGCCTGTTCGCCGCTACCGTTCTCAGGTCGCGCGCAACCCTCGCGCTTTCTGCTCCCGAGAGTGCTACCGCAAGCACGCAGCCCTCACCCCAGGGCGCGGGAGGACGTAACACCGCATTCGAGCCCATCGTGGTCGCGCGTAAGCCGCTGGCGGGCACGGTGGCGGCGAACGTCCTGGAGCACGGTACGGGGGCGTTGAACATCGACGCCTGCCGAATCGAGACCACTGATGACCTCAACGGCGGGGCATACGCCAAGACGGGGAACCGAACGGTGTCGGGGTCGCTGTCTCCGACGGGAATGAATGTGCCCGGCAAGACAGTCGGCAAGGAGTTCGAGCAGCCCTCGGGCCGCTGGCCGACGAACGTGGTGCTCGACGAGGCGCAGGCCGCCGAACTCGACAAGCAGAGTGGGAATCTGCCGGGTGGAGTCACGGTTCGCCGCAACATGCACGGCCAGGAGCAGAACGCTAACGGCATCTACGGCTCTCGGAAGCGGTATGCGTCGGAGGACTTCACCTACGGCGACTCCGGCGGTGCCTCCCGGTTCTTCCCCGTGTTCAAGTATCAGGCCAAGGCGCCCACCAGGGAGCGCCCCGGCTACGTCAACGAAGACGGTGCCAAGGTCGCGCACAACACCGTGAAGCCTCTGGACCTGATGCGTTGGCTCGTGCGGCTCGTAACCCCGCCGAACGGTGTGGTTCTCGACCCGTTCGCCGGATCCGGCACGACCGCCGAGGCGTGCATTCACGAGCACAAGCGTTGCATCACGATCGAGCGCGAAGCGGACTACCTGCCGCTCATCGTCAACCGACTCAGCAAGCCGATCGAGATCGGGTTCGACTTCGAGGAACCCGCATGAACACCTACCGGATACCTAACCCTGTGGAGGCAACACAATGAACCGACCTGTGTTTTACGTGGATCAGAAAGAGGACCCGGCGAAGGGCACGTTCTGGTGGACGGTGGCCTCTTCGAACGGTCAGGTGATTCTCACTTCTGAGATGTATGGCAGGAGGCGCGACGCAAAGAAAGCCGCCCGATCCTTCATAAAGACCATCGGTGTGCCCGTGGCGTTCCGCTACTACCGCCACGGCGAGCGCGTCCAGGACTCGGGGTTGGTCCTGTGATGTACACGGTTTCTGGGACGTGGCCCCATTACATCGTCACCGGTGGAACCGAACCACCGAAATGCTTCAACTCCACCGTCACTGCCGTCAAATACCTGGAACAGATTCTCCAGCAAGGCGACACCATCAACTGGCAGGTCCCATGATCACCGTTGCTTGCGCCGAGTGCGCCCGCACCCAAGGCCGGACGGTGACCGCCGAATTCACGTGCACCGACGACGCCCAAAGATTCATCCGCCGGCACCACGCACTCGCCGACCACCGAGCACACATCCAGGAAGAGGTCACCGCATGAAACACATCGTGATGTTCTCCGGCGGTATCGGTTCATGGGCCGCAGCGAAACGCGTCACCGACACGCACGGCCCCGAAAACGTGACCCTACTGTTCGCGGACACCGCTGGCGACGGCACCGAACCGTTCCTCGGAGAAGACCCCGACTGCTACCGGTTCATCCGGGAATCCGCCGCCCAGTTAGGTGCAAACCTGGTGTGGTTGAAGGAAGGCCGCAACATTTGGCAGGTTTTCCACGACCGCAGATTTCTCGGCAACTCCCGCCAGGCGAACTGCTCCACCGAACTGAAACAAAAGCCCTGCAGGGCGTGGCTGAACGAACACTGCGACCCCCAAGACACGACCGTCTACATCGGCATTGACTGGTCAGAGGAGCACCGCAAACCCGCCATCGAAAAAGCTTATGCACCGTACAAGGTGGGGTTCCCGATGACCGAGCCACCGTACATGGATAAGCAGCAGATGCTCGAATGGTGCCAATCAGAGGGCGTCACCCCGCCACGCATGTATCGGGAAGGCTGGGCGCACGCCAACTGCCAGGCCGGATGTGTCCGCGCGGGGAAAGCCCACTGGCGCAAACTACTCACCCTCTACCCGGAACGGTATCTGTACCACGAGCAACGTGAACAGGAACTCCGCGACTATCTCGGCAAAGACGTGGCGATCCTGTCCGACTCCAGCGCTGATGACGACCCGAACGATATCGGGGGGTGTGGTTGCTTCACCGCTGAAGAACTCCCCGAAGACAAAGGGTCGAAGAAGGTTCCGCTCACGTTGCGGGCGTTCCGGGAACGCATCGAAAACAGCACTCAGGACCAGCTGTTCGACCTTGGGGGATACCTGTGACGTGCTTGTTGTGTGATCATCCCCGCTCCACCCACACACCCCAATGCCGAACCCGGCTGGGCGTGGATGCGGACGACATGACCCGGTACACGCAGTGCCTATGCCCAGGATTCGAGGCCGGTCTGTGTGAGGTGTGCGGCGGAAACGGATGCGCAGACTGCGAGGAGGTTTGATGCGGAAAACCGTGTTTTACCAGCGGGTTTCGGGTAGTATCGAACGTGAGTACGAAGACGGCCCGGGCGGTGCTGGTAACACCGTGACCCCGGGCCTAACCACTGGATTGGAGTGGCTGTGACTGATGATAGTCCACGCATCCCATACGACTGGGCAAGGGTGGAATGTCCCACCTGCGGATCTGCCCCGGACACCCGCTGCCGCGCCAAGTCGGGCCGCACGACAGACGCCCACATGAAGCGCGTCGACCTGGCATTCGAGCGATACGCCGAGATTCGAAGGTGGCGCATCCACAACGCCGTTATAAAGAACCTGTTCGGCGGTGGTGTGCAGTGAGGATCAGGTCAATCAAGCCTGAGTTCTGGCGATCCGACGACATCACCAAACTACCTATCTCGACACGGCTCACGTTCATCGGCTTGTGGTCGTATGTAGATGACAACGGTGTTGGCGCAGACAAACTCGTCTCCATCGTTGCCGATCTGTACGCCGATGAATTCGCCCGTGAGCCTCTAGAGACCCTCCAGAGAGTTACTGAAGATCTGGAGAGACTAGCCAGCGGTGGACAGGTGACCCGCTATAAAGCCGTCCACAACGGAAGTCTCAAGGATCTGCTGTACATCACCAAGTGGAAACAGCATCAGCGGGTGAATCACCCCAGCCTAGGCCACAAATATCCACTCCCACCAGCGGATATGGTCAACACGGCAGTGTCCCTCTTGAGTTCCTCTGGAGACCCTCACGAGAGTCTCACCCACGAACAGGGGAACAGGGGAACAGGGGAAAGGGAGCAGGGGAGCAGGGGAGCAGGGGACGAGGAAGTCCCGCTTCCACCCGAGCCACCGCCCGGACCGTACGACTCACCACCCGTCGTCGTCGACACGGAACCGGTCTCAATCGAACTCGTCAACAAGCCCTCGAAGCCGCAACCATCCTCCGCTTCTAAGACCGTTGTCCGGCAAGAGCTTGGAAGCAACACCTATCCAAGAGCCACTGTTGATCGGCTGGCAGTCCAGGTTGAGAAGCTCACCCGCGAGGGACAACCGGACGCCCTTATCCGGGAAGCGTTGCGTGAATGGGAACGAAGGCCTAACTGCAACCTCCCTGAGTACCTGCCAACAGTCCTCGGGGATGTCATCAAGTCGTCTCGATCAAGCAACCTCACCGCCGGCGAAGCGAAGGTCCTCGGATGGGCTGGCCTCGGAAACCCTGACCAGAGAAAGGCAATCGGACAATGAGCGACTCTTATCAGATCGCGGCAAATGCTCTTGCGAAGTGCGCCGCATACGACCCGTGGTTTCCTCAGCCGAACCGCGCCACCGTCGAGGCGTGGGCTGAGCAGATCGAACTGTGGAAGTTCAACCAGGCCGACGTGTTGGCCGGGGTGACGAAGATGTATTCCGATCATGGGAGCGGGTTTCGTCCGTTGCCGAAGGATCTTGTTGATGCTGCACGTGCGATCCGGCGGGATCGGTGCGAACGGGAGACTCCGGCGGAACGTGAGGCTCGTGAGGATGCCCGTGACGCGGAGTTGGAGCGCCGGCTGGCTGCGGCGGTTGGCCGGGTCGCTGAGATGAAGTCGATTGATCGTGCCTGACCGGTACGGGGATCCGACACCGGAGCCGCGGGTGTTTGTGCGTCCGAGGGTGAATGCGTTGTTGGTGCGGTGTTCGTGGTGCAAGGCGGGTGTGGGTTCTCGTTGTGTGGTTGCGGGGACGGATGTGGTGTTGCGGCGGTCGTCGTTTCATGACGTGAGGGTTCGGGATGCGGAGTTAGCGGCTACGGGCGCTCTGGCGCGTGGGCGGATGTCATGAGCGGCGGCGACAAGGGGGAGGGTGTGAAAGTCGCTCCACGTGGCGTACAGCCCCCGCAATCAACAACAGGAGACGAACAGTGACCGGCAAGTGGAAGGTTCGGTTGGCTCGCCGGCGCGACGGAAGCCTCTACACGTACCTCCGTATGTGGAACGTGTTCACCCCGGAGGGCCAATTTTCGGGGTCGTTCGACACGTGGGGTGAGGCGATGCGGTGGGCGACGGACATCACCGCGCATGTCGAGTTTTTCTTGGGGTTCCACGAGGAGTCGCGGTGACGATGTTTGTATCGAGCGCGGATGATCCGCGTGTCCTGGAGGCGGTGTCGTGCAGGTCGTGTGACATCTGCAAAGCCCCCAAAGGCACACCCTGCAGCAACACGATTCGTCCGGGGAAGCCGCTGCCCGGTCGGGTCATCCACTTCGGGCGGCTCACAGACAGAAACCGAGAACCGAAAGGCGACGAATGAACAACCCCGAGTTGCGTGCTGTACTCACAGAAGCCCTCGGGCGGCACGAGTTCGTCCCCGCAAGTTTCATTGCGGGCCCGAAACCGGCGCGCTGCGCCTGCGGCGAGTGGTGCGATAGCGGGCCTGGGCCAGCGCGTATCCGGCACAACTTCCTGGAGCACGTCGCCGAAGACATCCTCGCTGCACTGGATACCGAGGGGGAAGGCCGGTGAATGCATGCGCGCACCATTTCGTGATCAAGCGGCCAGAAAGCGGCCCCGGAACGAGCAGCGACTCTCGGCCCGGAGAGTGGTTCTGCAACGACTGCCCGCAGTGGTGGGACACCTACGAAGACGTTCTCGCAGCTACAGGGGAGGAAGCATGAGCGACGGCAAGCGGTGTGCCCGATGTGGCCGCGCGGATTCCGTATTCGGTTCATGGACTTACTTCGTCGCTCCAGGTCGGATGCGGACGGTGTATCTGTGCCACGCCAACCAGGACGGGACGAAGACTGATCCGGACTGTTATCACCTGGCGACAACACTGCGTGATCCGATGCCTGATCACTACCAGAACCCCGGGGAGGAAGCATGAGCGGGGACGCGCAGAAGATCATGATCGCGGTTCAGCGCCGACACCGGCGGACGTTAAACCTGGAAACTGGACACTCCCACTGCCAGGGTACGCGGGTGGGTGAATGTGATTTCCGCGACGGTTCGCTCGACGATTTCGAGGCCCACGTCGCCGCCGAGATCGACAGAGCCCTCGGAGGACTCAGGCGGGAAACCCGCGTAATCGAGAGCATCTTCGAGCTGGGCGTGCCAGAGCCTGCAACCCGATTCGTTACCCACTGGATGGAGATACCTGATGAGTGATGTTGTTGAGCGCGCCAAGGCTGCGCTGGAAGGCGTGACCGAAGGGCCGTGGACGTTCCAGCACTGGGGCGGACAGAACCAGAACGGCGACTACGCAGAGTCGATCCTCTTCGACGGCGCTGGCGAGTCCATGACCTACGGACTGCCCGACCATGACGGCGAGTTCATCGCCCAGGCGCGCACTCTCGTTCCTGAGTTGGTCGCTGAGGTTGAAGAGTTGCGTTTGTTGGTCGCTGCCGCTGCTACCGAGCTCGCGCTGCGAGGAGAGACCCGATGACCTTGAGCGATGCAATAGACCTGATCAACGCCGAGCGCGTGGCGTGGCTCCGATTCTGCGAAGCGGCCACGGCCCGCGGCGACAAAGAGGACTGCCTAGTCAGCGGGGGGCGGGCCAGCGGCCTGACAGACGCGCTGGTAATCCTGGCGAAAGTGAGGCCCTGATGAACGAGCAGAGGATGGTAACCATCTCCGTCCCCGATGAGGAGCCCGTGGTGATGCTGCTCTCGGACTCCGAGATCATCCGAGCGATCAAGCTTGGTTACGACGTCACCGAGTTGGTGGTCCCGTGAACGAGACAGAACTCAAAGCGTTCAACCAGATCATCGCGGCGTCGTACTCGCCAGGCTGTACGCCGAGCTGAAATTCGACGGCTCGAAGATGGAGATTAAGGATTTTTGATGGAAGCAAAATACAAGACTGATGACCGGGTACGAATCCTGGTAGGAGGGCCCCCTGAGAATCTCGGCCGCATCGCCACCGTCTCCTACCTCCTGGAGAGCGGCGACCTGGTGCTGTACTTCGGCGACCAGGACGAGGACGAGTGGGGGGTCTACTCCCCGAATGAGGTTGAACTTTGCCCAACAACTTGACACGTAACGAGGTCACGGTGTTCACCACCGGCCCTGACTGCTTCAAATGCACGCTCACCAAGAACGCGTTGACCCGCGGAGGTGTGGAGTTCCGGGAGGTCCGCGTGGACCAGGACCCCGAGGCTATGAAGCTGGTGAAGCAGAAAGGCTACGAGACCGCTCCGGTGGTTCACGTCGCCAGCACCGGCGCGTGGTGGGACGACTTCCGGGCCGACAAGATCCGGGAGCTGATCAAAGGAGTGGAGAAGTGAACCCTGAGTTGCGGGCCGCACTCACAGAAGCCCTACAGCGGACGCATTACCGGATCGTCGGAGGCTCGTCGGATTGTCGAGTTGATCCGGGCGAGATCCTTGCTGACGCCATCCTGTCTCTTCCGGGTGTGGCGGTAATCCAACTACCCAAACCCACCGAGGCTGTGACGATGCAGGACTGCGCGGGATCGGGGAAACCGTTCAAGCCCGGCACTCTAAGCCGCGACGGCGAGGTCGCCAAATGCCCTGCGTGCGGGACCAACCGCTACGTCCGTGACGACGGCAGTATCGAGCCCCATCAGGTGCCCGTTGCCGCTGTTCTGGCCGAGGGGGAAGACAACCATGCCTGAACAACCCATCGAATCGACCGAGGTGCTTGCCAGCGATGACGTGTATCGCGCGGCGTTAGTTGCTCTTCGCATGTGGCGTGAAGTCGGACGTGGCAGGGAGAACTGGCGGGAGTACCGCGATATTGCGGTGGAGTGGCTGCGATTGGCTGCGGATCGACTGGAGGATGTGCAGTGAGGGATGTTGTGGAGCGCGCGAAAGCAGCACTGGAAGGCGTCACCGAAGGACCGTGGACGTGGACGCACGGCATGGATGCCCGCGCGATGGTCCTCGGCCCAGACAACCTGCGCGTGAAGTTGGAGGGTTACCGGGACGCCGAGTTCATTGCTTCTGCGCGTTCGTTGATTCCCGAGTTGATCGCCGAAGTCGAACGACTCCGGTCCTACAAGTCGCTACCCCTGGACATGGTGTGGCAGGACTACTACTCGCCCGATGACGTGCTGAAGATCCGCCAGCCACTCGATGCCGAGATCGAACAGTTGCGCGCCGAAGTCGTTCGACTTCGGGCGCAGGAAACACGAATCCGAGAACTGTGCGCCGAAACCGAAGACGAGAAGTGGCGGCGCAAGATTGCCCGCGCATTCGATGGGAGCACGTTCCCGCACATGGTCCGCGCTGATGACGTTCTCGCTGCACTGGATACCGAGGGGGAAGCGTGACCCGGCCGGAACGTGAAAAGGTGATCGCGCGACTTCGCGAAGCCCTCGCCGCAGAGCTGCGCCGGCAAGCCGACGAGCCAGGAGGCGGATACGTCGACGACAGCTACAACGACGAACACTCGCTCGTCGTGGACACGGGTGTGGACCTGACCCGCCTTGCCGAGGCTGCGTTCGACACGCTCGTTGAGGCATGGTTTCCGCCGTTTTGAGCGGCCGCAAGATCGTGTCCCCTGCCGATCACATTGACCGGGCCAAAGAGGAAGCCGCCGCGGGGGATTACCAAGCAGCTCAGGTCCACGCCCTGATCGCCATCGCACAACTACTAGCCGAAAAGGACCAGCAATGAGCCTCGAAGAAGTCGAAAACACTCGCATGATCCGAACAGAACATGGATGGACCCCTGAACCGGAACTCGATCCGGCTTGGCCGGATCTGGTGAAGCTGCGATGGAATGCTGCCCTTATCCGGGATGAGACAGGACTTTCCGTGACGGTGCATGAAGCGAACTACTCGATCGGCGGGGTCCAGCAGACGGGCTGGTACTCGGTTCGTCTGCGCTATGGCATGACCTCGTCAGTCTCTGTCGCGCACTCCTACGACTCGGCATGGACGTATCTGAACGGAATCAGGGCAGGCGCGCAGGCGGTGCAGAACCAATGACTCGGACACTATTCCCGATCTTGATGATCCAGTACGGGCAGTTCGTCTTACGCCCCATGATCGACAGCGGCGTGGACCCGTGGGTGGTGGGAACTGTGTTCGCCGCCCCGCTCGTCGGGTTCCTTGTGGGATGCGTCCGAGAGCCCCAACTACTCAACACCAAGGACCAACCGTGACCTTGTCTGTGATTCTTGCTTCCCAGGCTCGTTTCCTCGTTGAGAGCCCTGTTTGCCCTGCGTGTTTCCAGCCCCGCGCCGAGCATTCCACCGACTGCAAAGGACACCACAAATGAGCGTCTACGCACTGAAGCAACCGCGTCCAGACGGGGGCGAGTGGATCCAGGAGCACGACAGCCTAGAGGATGCGCTTGAGTTCCAGTCGCATAGCGGCGGCATTCTCGTCCGCCGCGAGGCTGTACCTGGGCAGCCTGGACTGTGGTGGGTAGAGGTCAACACCGAATTGCCCAGCGATGTCGGGTCGGTTGTGCAGTCTGAACCCAACGAAGCTAGGAGGCCTGAGAAGTGACCAAGCCGATCGACATCCGACGCCCATGCGGAAACACCCACAAAACCCAAACACATGAACCCCAACAAACGCTGAACACCAAGGTAAAATCCGAATCTTGGAGGTGCCCATGAGCGACAAACCTCATATTCTTTACCGCTTCTACAACGCGGAAGACGATCTTCTCTACATCGGAATCACAAACAACCCGAGAAGCCGATTCAACCAACACCACGCCGACAAAGCATGGTTCAAATCAGTCGCCCGCTCCACGATGCAACACTTCGCCACCCGCGCTGAGCTCGAAACCGCAGAGGTAGCAGCGATTCAATCGGAGATGCCGCGATACAACGTCGCGCACGTAGTCCACAACAAGGGAGAGCTTCGACCCAAGTCAATATCCCGACGACCAATCAGTCCCGACGCCAATAAATTCCAGGCCCCGGACTCCATCACAAGCGACGCTCCGACTGTTGAAGACCGCGAAAACCGCATGGACGAGATCGAAGAACAGATCTCCCGAATCCCCAGGCTCATCCCCGGCGAACGATGCCCCTCCTGCGAAATGATCCTGCTCGCACTCGAATACGACGGATTGGTGAAATGCCTCAACTGCTTGAACATGTGGACACCCGACGAACTTCAGGAAACCCTATGACCCAACCAGCAGAGGATGGCAACCTCCCCGCCGCCAAAACCAGACTCGGAAACGCCATCTCCGCGCTCATCGACCCAAAACCCGAATACACCGAAGGTGCCACCAGATGGCGCGACTCCCTCTACGACCAACTCACCGAAGAAATCCCCGGCTCCCAAGGCAACGCCTCCCGCATTCCGCAATCCTCACCACCCCTCTGCATCGATGCCGTCGAACTCAAAACCGAAATCGACGCCACCGTCGCAGCATGGGAACCCTCAAGCTACTGGGTGTTCGGACCCCCATACCCCGTTCCACAACGCGACCTCACCCGCGAACACACACCACTAACGGTGCTACGCCTCCAACTATTGGAACGACGCCCATGGCGGCCCCAAGACGCCCACGGCATCGAACAAATCTCCGGAAGGATCGAAGCCTGGTGCGAATCCATCAAAACGATGCTCAACCCGCCACCGAAATGGTCACTCCCAAACCCGTGCCCAGCCTGCGACACCGCCATCGTGTACCGGAAGAACTCAGCCGGCGAAACCGTCCGACAACCCGCACTCCAAATCGGCCCATCAGGATGCGTCTGCCAAAACTGCCACCACGAATGGGGACCGCAACTATTCCAGCACCTCGCCAACGTTCTGGGCTACGAACTACCCGCAGGAGTCCTCGAATGAGAGACACACCCAACCCCCCACATCCCCTAGCTTGCTTGCGACATGCAGATTCATATGCCATTATGGGTTCGGCAAGTGAAGTGTGCCCAAAGCCCGAAGACCTCCACAGGTTCGGGCTTTTATTCATTCCGGGGAGGCCACCCATGAGCACCTTCCCTGCGCCGCGCACACTGACCGAACGCATCCAAGGCGCGCACCTCAATCTGAAACTTGCACGGCAATCGGGCAACCCGGACATCATCGCCGCCGCCGAACGCATACTCAACCAGCTGCTTGACCGGTTGCCCCGCCCCACACGCCAGGAGTAGTTGCCGTGCCAACCAAACACTTGCGGGTGTGTCCCGACCCTTGCGGCAAGGTTCGTTTCTCGGCGTGCAGCAAGGCTTGCCGACTCCCGAACGATATCGACCCGGAGTCGTGGCGTATCAACTTGCAGGACGGCGCCGGCACGATCGGTGGCAGGCAGGAATGAAACGCCGCGCGGCCCGCGTCATGCGACGCGCAGCACGCCGCCTCATCGCCACCTCGCGACGGTTGGACCCACCTAAAGACGAAACCCGGTTGTACGCAGGCAACATCACACCGGAGCCGTGGGAACACCTCGACCTGTACCGGCCACCGTCCCTACTCACGCGCATCTGGTGGTGCATACGAGGATGAACCTCACAGAATTTCTCACCGAGACGCTGAACAACCTGGTTCACCCCGGCGACGAAAACACCAAACCGTTCCCGATCCTCCTGCCGGGACTACGAACTGTCAGTGTCCCCCCGGAACTTGCCGGCCAGTTCGCTGAGGAAGCAGGGCTGCCGCACCTCGACACCCCGAAACTGGTCGCGGAAGCGCTCGCCGCGGCGATCACCCAGAACTATGTGATCCTCACACGCGAAGAGCACGACCAACTACGCCAGCAAGCGGCCGACGCACCGACCGGGCACCGCGTCATCAACATTCGCACCACACCCACGGGCCAGCCTGTCCTGTCGATCACCATCGACAAGGCAAGCAACGATGTTGTTGTCCCCGCGAAAGCGTTGCAGAAAGCAGCTGAACAGTGATCCACATTGAAGTTGACGGGAAAGTGCTGATGCACTCCGACCCTGGCGAGTGGATCACCACACCTCCCGACATTCCAGCAGTCCAAAAAGCTGGCCCCAACGAACCGTGGATGCTTCTAGTGCAAGCGGCGCTCGCCAAAGCCGCCACCCTCGCGTTGGCCGGGAAGAGACCTGAAGAAACCACAATCTGTGTCACCACACGGAAAAACGGCTGGATAGTGGACTACACCAATGGATGACGCAGCACGCGCCCGACTCGAACTCCGCCGATCCAACGCGGCCCAACCACACCGCAACCGGCACCGAGAACAAAAAACCGGACGTACCACAGACCGCACCATCTGCTACTGCGGAGACGCCGACTGCGACATCTGCGGCACCTGGTACGAATAACCAACATAGGACGGAACTCCGAAAAAATGGACGTGGTGGTCAACGGAACTCGATACGTTCCCGAAACCGCCAGCGGCTCCACCACGATCGGAATCGGAGTCACCACCCGCAACCGGCGCGACGTCGCCGACCGGACCATCGAACACATCCGCAGCCGCACCCCCAACGCCAAACTCGTCATCGTCGACGACGCCAGCGACCAGCCATACCCGGCAGCGACCTATCGGTTCCCTCAACGAGCCGGCATTGCCCGAGCCAAAAACAAATGCCTCGAACTACTCAACGGCTGCGAACACATCTTCCTGTTCGACGACGACTGCTACCCGATCGCTGACAACTGGTTTCAGCCTTACATCGACTCGCCCGAGCCGCACCTGATGTACCAGTTCGTCGATCTGGCCAACGGGCATCGGCTCAACGACGTCACGAAGGTCTACGACGACGGACACCACTTCGCGTTAACCGGCGCCCGCGGCTGCATGATCTACGTACACCGCAGCGTCATCGAAACAGTCGGCGGCTTCGACCCAGAGTTCGGCGGCTGGGGATGGGAACACCCCTCCTGGTCCGACCGCATTTACAACGCCGGCCTTACCACATTCCGGTACGGCGACGTGTGCGGCTCCAACAAGCTCATCCACTCCATGGACGAGCACCTCGAGGTGAAACGCTCCGTCCCCACCGAAGAACGCAAAGCCGTCGCCGCCCGAAACGCTGACCTGTACTGGCAACACCACTACACCAGCAGCCACCACATCCCCATCGTGGAACCTGACCGGCGTGTGGTGCTGACCTGCCTGCTGTCCAACAAACCTGACCCGCAACGCAACACACGCATGCGTCCCGACGTCAAACTGCTCGACACGCTGATCACCTCCATCGCCGACGCCGAAACCGTCGTGCTGTGCGACAACCCACTCACCCACCCGCAGGCGTCATTCGAGCAAGTCACCAGCCCAGTAGACAACCCATACTTCGCGCGCTGGTACCTGTACTACCAATGGCTACGCGCCAACCCCGACGTCCAATGGGTATGGTGCGTAGACGGCACCGACGTCGAAATGCTCAACGCACCCTGGAAACACATGGAAACCGGGAAACTATACGTCGGCCACGAACCCGCCGTCGTGGGCATCGACTGGATGCGCGACAACCACAAAGCCACCCACCTGCAAACATTCATCGACAACCACGCCGACCACACCCTATTGAACGCGGGGATCGTCGGAGGTGACCGTGAAACCGTCTTGACATTCACTCACGACATGATCGCCGACCACGAAGACCAACAACGACGCATCTGGCACAAAAAAGACACCAAAGGCACCATCATCGGTGACATGGCCACACTCAACTATGTTGCCTACACCAAACACGCAGACCGTCTCGTCTACGGGCCGCGCGTCGCCACCATATTCAAAGCCAACGAACGCAACCCGTGGAGCTGGTGGAGGCACAAATAAACATGGACCAGAACCTGAAACCCGGCGACGACGTATGGGTCGACTTCAACGGACTCGAACACGAAGGCACCGTCGAGAAAATCCAATCCAGCGGCTGGGTCAGATGCTCCATCGCCATCGACCCCGAATACGACTACGGCAGCATCACACCACGACTCACACCACACACCACCGTCGCCGTGAAAACCACACGCATAAGGCCACGATGACCCACACCATCGGCATCGTGGCCCACACCAAACGCGCCGAACAAGCACACCGGCTCATGGAAACCGTGGGCGCCGCATACATGAGCATCGACAACGGCACACTCGGATGCGAAACCAACCACCGCAAAGTGTGGCAACACCTCACCCGCCACAACACAGACTGGCTCGTGGTCCTCGAAGACGACGCCATACCGTGCAACAACTTCCGCGACCAGCTCGACGCAGCGCTAGCAGTGGCACCCAGCCCAGTGGTCAGCCTCTACCTCGGGCGAGAACGACCCCGCGAATACCAACAACGCATCGCCAAAGCCGCTGACACCACAGCACACTGGCTCACCTGCCGACGACTACTCCACGCCGTAGGCGTCGCCATACACGCCGACCTCGTACCGCACATGCTCAACAACCTGCCCAACGGCAAACCCATAGACGAAGCAATCAGCGCATGGGCACGCCACCAAGGCCACACCATCGCCTACACCTGGCCCTCACTCATCGACCACGCAGACACACCGTCACTCACCGGCCGACGCGGACCAGCACCCGGGCGCGTCGCATGGAGACACGGCGACCGCGACCAGTGGACCAGCGACACACACCCGCTCTGACCTGCGCAGCAAACGCCGCGCGGCAGCAAAACCGCAGGTCAGAGGGGGTGGGGAGGGCCCCTAGCAACCCACCCGACCGCTCCCGATGGCAT